GCCACAGTACAAAGATTTAAACTTAATTACCTTTCAAGTGGTAATTTGGGTAGTATAACAGATGCTACAAGTTTAATTAGTAGTGTTAGTATTGATAGTGCTAGTGGAGGAGACGTTACAGTAAACTTTGACAGCTCAATAAATTATCCACCAGCATCAGTAATAATATATGGTTACGATTATACTAACAACAAATATTCAGTTGTTCCTTTAGAAACAACTATGGCACTCAGAGAAATAGCAGGTGGCGGAAGCTCAGGCTCACCTACATTGTTTAATGGATCATCAAGTATTGCACTTAAACTTAGACTAAGAGAAACAGAGACTGGTGCAAGTAGGAGTTTTGGAACTGTTACTCATGCCTGGGTAGAATTTGTAGTGTACGATTAAGGATTAAGTTATGGCAATTAGTAACTACAAATCCACACAGATAGAACTTAACGTACCTAATAAGGTATTAGCAACTAGTATATCATCTGTAAATGGATATGCATACTGGCCACACCAAAATGGTAGTGGTGATTTATGGTATTCAGGTTCAGGCACAAAGAAATATTATCAATGGGAAGTAACATTTAGTGTTACTGAACAACAACATGGCTCCCACTTAACAAGAGACGATTTTAAATATAACGGTTTAGACGTTGTTGTGGGGGATTGGTTATCTGAAGCAACAAGTGGTGACTGCTGGAAAATTATTTCAGTATCATCTAAAACAGCAAATTCAGTAACCTGTATTGTTGAAGACTGGTTAAGGTATAACACATTTAGAGCAAGTAATGGTAATGGAGCACCTAGTAATGGAGCAGGTGTTGTCTTTAGTTTAAATGAAAAAGGTATCCCAATGTTGGATCCTTTACCAACAACCGTTAGTTCAAGTTATTATCCCACAATAGCAAGTAGATTTGAATACTTAAACCCACAACAAAACTATGTATTAGAGCAAACAGCTCATGGATTAGATAAGGGTGATATAGTTGCTGTAAGTAGTTCAGGGTTTAGTAAAGCAAACACATCCACAATGGCTAAAATGATAGGTGTTGTAACTCAGGCAGGACCGGGACCTAACCAGTTCATGATTATGCCTAACAACCAAATTATAGATTTTGAACCTAGCATACCTGGTAATCAAGGTGATTACATTTATGTTAGTAGTGCAGGAGAATTTACAACTAGTGATACTGGTAAGATAGCATTTTTAAAAGTACAAGATTCTATCCCCACAGTATTAACAGGAACAGTAAATGATCCTTCTGTACCAGATACTCATAGCATTTTATTAAATACAAAAACAGTAACCTTTAGTGGTACTAATAATGCTAATGCAACACTTTCACAAATAGTAAGCCAAATAAACAATGTTGCAAACACTAATGTGGTTGCCACAACAATACCTACACCTAATGCTATTAACAGTGATTCAAGTACTGCTATATATGGATTGGTAGGTGGTTATACTCCATTTAGTGCATACATTGATAGTGGTAGTGGTAATACTCTTGTAAACTTTACTACAAACGGTTCACAATATGCAGGTGTATCAACACCACAAGATATGGCTACAGATATTACTGCGGCAAATATAGCCAATTTAACCATTAGTTCAACTGCAACAGTATTAACACTTACGGAAGAAAATGGTAATGCTATTACATTTGCTAATGGAAATGCAGATACAAATAGCAATCCCTTTGCAGGTGGTAGTAGTTTAACAGGATATCCTTTAACTAATGCTAGTCCAGGTACAAGCAAACTAAAACTTACAAGATCAGATGGCGGCCCTATTGACATATATGAAGGAACAGAAAATTTTAGGGTAGGTACAGGTATAGCAAGTGGACATACAGGAATGTATCCACTAGCAATGAACATTGAACAAGGTATTAGAACGGGTGGAACAACACTTGTTGCTGACATAAGTGCAAGAGACAGTTTAAGCTCACAAGCAGGTGACCAAGCATACGTTACTAACAAAGGTGACGGCGAATGGGGTCTATACCTTTATACAGGAAGTGCTTGGGTAGAGGTTAGTAATCAGGATAGTGCTACAGTAGATGCTAAAACTTTAACAGTAAACTTTGAAATGCCAGTTGGCGGCTTTGGAACAAGCACAACAACCAATATGGGTAATATATCTCCAGGCAGAAAAATACAAAGTGTCAGTGTTGAAGTTCATACAGCCTTTACAGGACACTCAGGTGGTTCTCCAAATATTGAAGTTGGAACTATAGCAGACCCAGATGTATTTTGTGATAGCCCTAGCAATGACTTAACTGGATTAGGGTCTTATCTTTGTAATCCAGAGTATGTGTACCCTGCATCTGAAACGCAAGACATTACTGTAAGAGCACGTTGTAATCATTACAATGCCAGTGCTGGAAATGTAACAGTAAAACTAACCTACGTATAATAAAAAACCCTTAAAACGATAAATACTAGTAACGTTCAGCGAAAGCGAAACGTTATCGATAACGAATTAGAACACATAAGTATTAGGAGATACAAAATGGCTGACATAAAAAACTTTGGTATCAAAGGTATTGCGGCCGATGTGCAAATGGGAAAATCCGGGGGTCGTTTAATATACGATGCTGGTAACGGAAGATTTGACCTAACGCAAAGTAACGGTACTACTCTAGAAGATATTAGATTAGGAACAGTTACGGCGGGTGCTTGGAATGGCACGGCAATCGGAACACAGTACGGTGGTACAGGACAAAATTTCAGTAGTAGTTCTGGTGTTATAAAAGTTTCAAGCGGTACTATGTCCGCTGGATCAATTGATCTTACTGCAGATGTAACTGGTGCTTTACCAGTAGCAAATGGTGGTACAGGTGCAACTGGAGCCAGTGATGCAAGAACCAACTTGGGACTTGGAAACTTATCCGTTCAGGCGGCAAACTCAGTAAACATTGATGGCGGTGCTATTGATGGTACAATAATCGGAGCCAACTCGGCGGCGGCTATTACAGGTACCACAATTACTGCTAGTACAGGGTTTGTTGGTAACTTAACTGGTACAGCCAGTCAAGCAACAGAATTTACTTCAGCAGTAACAGTTGCTTTGTCAGGTGATGCAACAGGAAGTGCGACATTTACAGGTGCAGGTAATACTGCCACTATCGCAACAACCTTAGCAGACAGTGGAGTTAGTGCCGGTTCATACGGATCAAGTTCTGCAATTCCAGTAATAACAGTTGACGCAAAAGGTAGAGTCACAGCAGTAAGTACTGCGGCTACCTCAAGTGTATTAACAATTGGAGCCGATAGTGGTTCTGATGATACTGTTACAGTTGGAACTGACACTTTGAACTTTGTTGGAACAAGTAACGAAATAGAAACAACAGTTAGTAATAACCAAATTCAAATAGGTTTACCTAACGATGTAACAGTAGGTAATAACCTAAGTGTTACAGGTAGTTTCTTATCAGACGACATAACAGCAGATACTGTTACAATTAATGGTAACTTAACAGTTACTGGAACAAGAACTATAACAAACTCTACAACAGTAGAAGTTTCAGATCCAATTTTTACAGTTGGTGATGATGCAAGTGATGATAACTTAGATAGAGGTATAAACTTTAAATATAACAGCAGTGGTGCTAAATTAGGATTCTTTGGATTCGACGATAGTACTGGTGTATTTACATTTATTCCAGATGCAACTGACTCAGGTTCAGTTATGTCAGGTTCAGCAGGTGCTGTAAAATTTGGTGCTGTAGAAGGTACATCATTTAGTGATGGTACAATCTCAGGTATTACATTTGTAGATGAAGACAATATGGCTTCAGACTCTGCAACTAAAGTACCTACACAGCAATCAGTTAAAGCATACGTTGATACACAAATTACCGCACAAGACCTAGATTTCCAAGGAGATTCAGGTGGTGCATTGAGTGTAGACCTTGATTCACAAGTGCTAGACATTGCTGGTGGAACAGGACTTTCAACAGTCGGTTCAGGACAAACTTTAACTGTGAGCCTAGACAATACAGCAGTATCGGCTGGTAACTATGGTAGTTCAACTGCTATTCCAGTTATTACTGTAGATGCACAAGGTAGAATTACAGCGGCTTCAACTGCAAGTATTTCAACATCTTGGACATTAACAGGTGACAGTGGTACGCAAACAGTTGACGGTGGAGACACAGTTGACATCGCAGGTGGAACAGGTATAACAACAGCGGCTACGGCTACTGATACTTTAACTGTAACTCTTGACGATACTGCCGTTACAGCAGGTTCATATGGTAGTGCAACAGCAATTCCAACTTTTACAGTTGACGATCAAGGACGTTTAACAGCGGCCGGAACAGCGGCTATTAGCTCAGATTTAACAATCGGTGCTGACAGTGGTTCAGATGACGTTGTAAGAGTAGGAACTGACACAATTAACTTTGCAGGTACATCAAACGAAACTACAACAACAGTTAGTAACAATACTATTACTGTTGGACTAGCAAGTTCAGTATCTGGATTAACAAGTGTTAGTGCAACAACTTTAACAGATGGTGCATTAACTGTAACAGCAGGTAACGTAACAGGTGCTGTAAATGTTACAGCAAGTGGTACTGTACAGTATGGATCATTAAGTGATGGTAGTATTACTATTGCTGGATTTGTTGATGAAGATAACATGGCTAGTGATAGTGCTACTCTTGTTCCTACACAACAATCAGTTAAAGCATACGTAGATTCAGTTGCAACAGCGGCTGATTTAGACTTCCAAGGTGACTCAGGTGGAGCATTAAGCATAGACTTAGACAGCGAAACTTTAGACATCGCAGGTGGTACTAATATTACTACAGCAGGTGCTGATAATACATTAACTGTAAACCTTGATGCAACACTAACTAATATGACAGCAGGTACTTTCTCAGGACAAGTATCAGCAGGTACATTAACTGATGGCGTAGCAAGTATTAACAGTGGTGCTATTTCAGGTGTTACAACTATTGCTACATCAGGTGATGTAACAGTTGGTGGTAACTTAACTGTAAGTGGTACACAAACTAGTGTTAATTCAACTAACACAACAATAACTGACACCTTAATTACACTACAAAGTGGATTAACTGGTGCTAACCCTAATGACATTGGTCACATTTATGAAAGAGGCTCCGATGGAAACAACGGTTTCTTAGGATGGGATCAAAGTACAGATAGATTTGTAGCGGCGACTACAACTGCAGACGGATCAACTGCTGGTGATTTAACACTAGCGGCAACTGATTTTGAAGCGGCTGGACTCATCGGTACAAGTGCTACTATTAGTGGTGCTGTAAGTTTTGGTTCATTAACAGACAGTGGCGAAAGCATTACTGTAACAAAATTTGTTGATGAAGCAGATGGAATTAGTAATAACGATAACGATACTACTCTTCCAACTTCAGCGGCAGTTGTTGACTATGTTGCTAACAACGGCGGTGACGGACTTTTATTAAGAGCGGCTGTAACAAGTGGAGCCACAACGGCTTCTATTGGTACGGTACCTAACGTTTCCAGCAGAACTTATTATGCTGAGAAAATAGTATTAAAAGTAAGTACAGCCTTTGCAGGTAATAGTGTTAATTACATTACTATTAAAGAGAACGGTGGTTCAGGTAGTACACTTGTTGCTAAAGCAGACGCAGATGCGGCTACAGTAGGTAACTATATTATAGAACTAGATGGCGACATTACTTTAACAAAAAATGCGGCGGTAACGTTAGCATTCTTTGATGCAAGTGATAACGCAGTTGCACCAACAAGTGGTGCGGCAGTGGCCTCAGTTCACTACAACTGGGTATAATAATATCCTAGGGTAGGGAGTAACTTTAAAGGGCGGTTTTTTAACCGCCCTTTTTTTGAGTAAAGATAAATATTTAATGTAACGCAAGTTACACTCGTTCATTCACTCTAAATGTAGCAGTGAACGGAAGTAGTCAATTGGGACGAAGGAACGTACTGAACTCGTTCATCGCCACTCTAAATGTAGAGCGACGACGGAAGTAGGTAATTAGACCGAAGGAACGCATCTTTGTAAAAGGAGATGACATGACTAATCAAAACGCACAAATTAAACGTGCAGTCAAATTAGCCCTTAGAAGAGAAAAAAGAAAATCTGATTTGCAGGAAAAATTCTTTCCTCGTATGGTCACTAACTCTAAAAGAAAATCTGAGTTACCTGATTATATAACAGATAATCCTTTCTATCCTTAAGGCATACGTGGCCCTTCGGGGCCACACTATTTTTTAGCATCAGCTCTAAAAGTACAAATAAGCATTGTTGTTTCTACCATACTCATATTAGGAGTTAAACTCCAGGGTATATGACTAGGCCAGTATATTACTTTATACTGTTTAGGTTTTATATAAACACTATTTTCCTGTGTATTTTGTCCTGCATAAACTTTAGATGTATAGTTATCTAATTTTAAATGACTACCTTTATTAGTTGTTTGTAAATATACACCTGCATTGTACCATCTTTGTGACTCTAAAGTTGTAGGGAAAGAATGGTTAGGGTTAGTAGATATGAGCCAAGGGTTAAGCAAATTAATATCTCTTGCAACTCCCAAGTCAAAATTATTAACTACATTGCCTACAAAGTTTTTTGCTAATAAGTTTGCAAGTTGTGGTATAATACCTTCACAAGGAAACTGCTTGTTTGTAAACCAGCCATAAACAGTTTCTGTAGTAATACCAGATTCTTTATTCTTTTTTAAACTTTCCTGAATGTTTTTATTTAAATCACTAGGTACCTCTAGTTGTCCCTCAAATAAATAGTCTGGAAATAGTATTTTCTTTTTGTATGCCATAATACTATTTAACAAAAAACACTTGACAAAATACAGTTTCTTAGTATAATAGTGCTGTAACATAGGAAATAATATGAAGAAAGATAAAATTATTTTAACAGATTGCGATGGTGTTGTACTGGATTGGGAAGAAGGGTTTTCAGTTTGGATGGAACATCATGGACATAGTAAAGTTGAAGGCGCTCAGTATATGTACAATATTGGTGATAGATACGGTATTTCTAAAGAGCAAGGCTCACAAATGGTTAAAGTATTTAATGAAAGTGCGGCAATAGGATTCCTTCCTCCACTTCGTGATGCACAATACTTTGTTAAGAAATTACACGAACAACACCAGTACAAGTTTATAGCAATTACTAGTTTAAGTTTAGATCCTTATGCAAAAGAATTAAGAGAAAGAAATCTTAAAAAGTTATTTGGAGATGCATTTATAGAAGTTGTATGTTTAGATACAGGTGCTGATAAAGATGAAATACTTGCTGAGTATGGGCCTAAGTATCCAGGAAATTATTGGATAGAGGACAAGCCAGAAAATTTAAATGCTGGAATAAAAGAAGGGCTTAATGGTATTCTTATAGAACATGGGCATAATTTAGACTTTACTGGTGATGCTAATGTTGTTAAGAATTGGGAAGAAATTTATAATTTAATTGTAGATAATACTTGACAAGTTCTTAAATTTTGCTATAATATATAATATATTAGGTAAAGGAGTAGAAAAATGCAAACATTTCCAATCGAAGAAGTATTAGCAGTAAGTTGTGCGGCGCACAGAATTAATGACGGATTCATAAAAAAAGAACAAGTAAGGTTTGATAGAAAGTATGAGAAGTCAACTTGTAATAGTGATTTATTATACGATTATTTCTTTACTGATAAAAAGTTTAAAATAACTGATGCAGATAAAACTACTGCTACAGAAGTAAAAGAATATCTTTCAGGTCTAAGTTTTAAAGCAATGGAACGTGATCTTACAGAGTTTGAAACCAATGTATTAAAGTTAGTCAGTTCTAAAGATATTGCTAAAGACAAATTAGGTATTGCGGCAAGTTTGCCTAAAGTTTACTTAAATAAAGTAGATCAAGATAATTGGACTGACAGAGAAATGGAACTTTCTAGAACCAGTCAAAATATTGGTACTTTGCATCAAAGAGAAAGAATAGATGCAGTTGTAGAATTTACTAGATATATACCTAGAACAATGAGCTACATTGTTACTTGTAGTGTAAAAAATCAGCATATACTTAAATTTTTTACAGACAAAAAAATTGAAAAAGGTAAAAAGGTTACACTTGAAGGATTTGTAAAATCTCAGAGTAAAGGTAAATACCATAGTGGACAGGAAACAGTTGTTAACCGTATCAAGTTCATCGAAGACGAAACCAAATAGAGCGATTTTCCGGGTGCCCGGTGGTTAGAACACTCTTAAAACTAAAAAACCATAATTTGCCAGACAACTGATCAAGGTCTATAACTCGATCAGATTAGAAAGAACCTCTCTTATTAGATAGCGATCGAATAGAGGGGTTTTCCCTTGATAGCCTGAGGCCAAATATTGATAAATACTAGTATAACAAATTAGGGAGTTATACAATGGCAGAAGACACAGTTAAGAAAGAATTTCATCCTGCTGACACAAACGGTGATGGAAAAGTAAGCAAGGCCGAAGAGGCAATGTTTTTAGAATTTAAACGTAAAGAATTAGAAGATATGGATGCTATGCGTGATGCTCAAAGAAGCATGGCATGGTTTGCCTTAAGTGGTATGTTACTATATCCATTTGCTGTAGTAATTGCAGTATTGGCTGGACTTAACCAAGCAAGTGAAATATTAGGCGATATGGCGGCTACATACTTTGTAGCAGTTGCTGGTATTGTTGCCGCTTTCTTTGGTGCTCAAGCATTTAGTAAAGGTAAGTAATAGTATGTTCATTAAACACTTTGTAAGAATGTTGACACGAGAAGAACTCAGTGATGAGGACGTTATTGTGTATTTCGATATTGTACAAAGTGTTGTACCAACTAAACTTTTAACAGCATATGATGACGAAAAATCTAAAGTAGGTATAGAAGTAATGGCATACACTAGCGAAGATGACGAAGGTGATATGTTTATATACGAAATCATACTTGAAGATGAAATAGATTCAGTAGAGGGAGATGAGATATCAGATCAACTTTTTGAAGAGTTTCCTGATATTAAATTTACATTTGAAGCCTCTGTAGAGGTGTAATGATTTTAGAAGTCCATTATAATGGCAACGAATTTATCGCTTACGATAAAAAAACTAATCAAAAAATAACAGATAGGTCTATTCTAGAAAACCTATCTTTCCAACAATTTCCAGGAGTTAAAGGTGTTTTTGAAATATCTGTTGACTCTACCGTAAATCCTGTTATAATAGAACCATTACAAATAAATATTGGCATACAGGATACAAACAATGGCATTTAATAAAACATTCAATCAAGAAGAAGTAGCAAGGCTTAAAAAATTAATTCAGGAAGGAGATCAAGTTCTACATGAAGTTGATGCTCTAAGCACAGGCCTCCGTGAAACTGTTAAAGCAATAGCAGAGGAAATGGATCTTAAGCCTGGTGTTTTAATGAAAGCAGTAAAGATTGCTCACAAAGCCAAGTTCCAAGATGAGTTCGATAAGTTTGACGAACTAGAAACTATTTTGGAATCTGTTGGTAAAACACTATAATTAATTGACTTTATACTACTATTACTGTATAATAACAGTATGAGGATAGCACATCTATGAGTTACGTTGACGCATTTTACGATCAAGGCAAGGACATTGTTACTGTCGTTGAGCGTATTGATGGCAAACGTATTATAAAAGAAATAAGTCCCACACATAATTTTTATTATGCTGACCCACATGGTAAACATAAAAGCATTTACGGTGACCCTGTAACTGAACTAAGATGTGCTAATATAAAAGACTTTAAGAAAAATTTAGGTATACATAGCAGTAATAAAACATTCGAGAGCGATATAAGGCCTATTAATAAAGTATTAGCACAAGACTACAACGGTGCTGATGCACCAGATCTAAATGTAGCATTTTTTGATATTGAGGTAGACTTCGATCCACAACGTGGATACAGTAGTCCTTCTGACCCATTTACTCCCATAACAGCAATAGGTGTTTACTTACAGTGGATGGATGCAATGATATGTTTAGCAGTACCTCCTAAAACTTTAAGTTGGGAACAGGCACAAGAAGTTGTTAAGCCTCTACCTGAAGTAATGCTGTTTAAAACAGAAAAGGAGATGTTAGATACATTTTTAGATATTATAGAAGATGCTGACGTACTTAGTGGCTGGAACAGTGAAGGATATGATATACCTTATACAGTTAATAGGATTACTAAAACATTAGGTAAAGCAGAAACAAGACGTATGTGTTTGATGAAAAAACTGCCTAAGAGAAGAGAGTATGAAAAGTTTGGCAGTGAAGTTGTTACATATGATTTAGTAGGTAGAATACATTTAGATTACTTAGAGCTTTATAGAAAATATAACTATGAAGAACGCCATAGTTATAGATTAGACTATATTGGTGAAATGGAAGTTGGTGAAAAGAAAGTTCCATATGAAGGTAGTTTAGATAGACTTTACAATCATGACTTCTTAAAGTTTTGTGAATATAACATACAAGACGTTATGCTGTTGGATAAACTGGATAAGAAACTACAGTTTGTTGATCTAGCAAACATTATTGCACATGAAAATACAGTATTAATTCCAACAACTATGGGTGCTGTAGCAACAACTGAACAAGCAATTATAAATGAAGCACATAGACGTGGCATGGTAGTTCCTGATAAGCCTAAATCATCTGAACGTGATAGTGCGGCAGGTGCCTTTGTGGCTACGCCTAAGAAAGGATATCATGACTGGGTAGGCAGTATGGATTTAAACAGTCTATATCCTAGTGTGTTTAGGGCTCTTAATATGGCGCCTGAGACTATTGTGGGACAATTAGATCCTAGTTATACATTAGAAGAAATTACAAATGCACAAAAATTAGAGAAGAAAAGTTTTGCTGATGCTTGGCATGGCAAGTTTGGTACAAACGAGTTTGAGTTTGTTAAAAGCAAAGACGTTGACCATATGATGAAGTTAGAAATGGAAGATGGTGGAGTACATGAAGTAACAGGTGCTGACGTTTATAACTTAGTTTTTAATAGTGGCCAACCCTGGAATATTAGTGCTAACGGCACAATATTTACAACTGACGTACAAGGTATTGTGCCTGGCTTATTGGAACTTTGGTATACTGATAGACAACGTATGCAGAAGAAGAAAAAAGAATCAGAAGGCGCAGAGCAGGTATATTGGGATAAAAGGCAGTTAGTTAAAAAGATTCAGTTAAACAGTTTGTATGGTGCAATACTTAATCCTCATTGTAGGTTTTATGACAAACGTATAGGACAAAGCACAACACTAACAGGCAGAGCTATTACGAAGCATATGGCGGCTGAGACAAACAGAATATTTACAGGCGAATATGATTATGAAGGCGAAACAATAATTTATGGTGATACTGATTCTGTGTATTTTAGTGCGGCACCTATTATGGGTGAACAAGCATTAGATATGGATAGTGCTATTAAGTTATATGATCATGTATCAGACACAGTGAGTGGTACATTTCCTAAGTTTTTAAAAGACACATTTAATGTTCCTTTGGAACGTGGTGCTGTAATGATTGCTGGTAGAGAAGTTGTTGGCAGAGCAGGATTGTTTTTAACTAAAAAGAGATATGGTATATTGTGTTTAGATATTGAAGGTTATCAGCCTGAAGGTGGCAAACTAAAGGCAATGGGTTTAGAAATTAAACGTTCTGACACTCCTGAGTTTATACAAGACTTTTTAGAAGAATTATTAGTAGATTGTTTAAATGGTTTAGGCGAAGAACATGTAATAGAAAAAATTAAAGAGTTTAAAAAGTATTTTAAAGAGTTAGAGCCATGGGGCAAGGGTATGCCTAAACGTGCTAATAATGTTACTATGTATACATCTAAAATGATGGAGCAAGCCAGAGCACCTAATACAAATACGTTACATAAATTACATGCTCTTAAAAATGAAGGCAAAAGCAATATGATACCTGGGCATGTTAGAGCTAGTATTAATTGGAACAATCTTAAAAAAGCAAACAGTGATGCGTATAGTTTATCAGTAACAGACGGTGCTAAAGTAATTGTATGTAAACTTAAAAATAATCCAATGGGATATACTAGTGTAGCATATCCTACAGATGAACTTAATTTGCCACAATGGTTTAAGGATTTACCATTTGATGAAGAGGCAATGGAAGAAACAGTATTAGATAAAAAAGTTGCTAATGTTATTGGTCCTATGGGCTTTGATTTAAGCAGGACTACACAAAGTGAAACGTTATCAACGTTTTTTGAATTCTAAAAAAATGGTTAAAAACAACTTGACTTATCTAAATAACAATGTATAATGATATATTAATCTTGGAGAAATGAATGGCAATTAAAGACATAATGAAAGACGTACTTAAACATACACATGGTTTAGGTATATTTGAAATGGTTAAGATTTCCGGTGATGTTGAAAAAACTACTGTTGAAACAGTAGATGCAGACAAAACTGTAATCTTTAAAGGTGAGACACATAACCCTTATCCTGAGTTTGTGGACTCAACTGTTGGGTTAAGCAGAATGCAGGTATTACAGGGCTACTTACAATATCCTGGATTTGATGGCGAAGGTTCAGACGTTAAAATAAACACACAAGACCGTAATGGCGAAACTGTTCCTGTTGAAGTAGAATTTACAAGTGCAGATGGAAATGATGCACATTACAGATTTATGTTAGCAGATGTTATTAACCAGCAACTTAAAGCAATTAAGTTTAAAGGTGCTGAGTTTGATTTAAACATTGTGCCTACTGATAAAAATTTAAAAGACATGGCATACTTTAATAGTGTGTTAGGTGGATTTGAGGCGAACTTTAGTCCTAAAACTGATGGTACTAGTTTATGGTTCCATATTGGTGATGGTGTAAGTGACAGAACAAAAATTTTAATTAATAGTGATATTGATGGTAGCATTACAGGTGACTGGAAATGGCCTTTAGATATTGTATTAAAAATATTAAGGCTAAGTGATACTGGTAATTGTGTAATGAGTATTAATGATCAAGGCCTACTACAAATTATTGTAGACAGCGGAATGGCAAAATACACATACTTATTACCTGCGAGAAGTTAATGTACGATTTAGGAAAGACACAAAGAGACTACGCCTTATACTTACCTGCTATTAGTAGTTTCTATGTAAAGCAATTAGAAAAAATTGCTAAAGATGGTGGCAGGATACCTGAAGGCTTTGAATTAGGCCATGAAGGTATGGATTTCCTAAAAGACAAAGACACTTACTATCATTATCCTTGGGGATTGTATTCAGCCGGTCATGCTCAGTTAGACTTAACAAAGTTAGATGGCGAGCCTATGATTACTGACAGAGATAGAAGTAAAACAATGATACTAGGAGACTCCGGTGGTTTCCAGATTGCCACAGGTGTTATTAAAATGGATTGGGCTAATGCTATTAACCCAGATGATCCTGCCAGGATAGAGCTAGTAGATAAAATACTTAAATGGGAAGAAGAACAATGTGATTGGGCAATGACACTTGATGTACCTCCTTTTGCCGCCTTCCCTCCTTTTAATAAGAAAACAGGTTTAGAAACATTTGAGCAAACTATGACAATTAGTTTGTACAACTTAGATTACTACATGAAGAACAGAACACCAGGTAAGTGTAAGTTCTTAAATGTAATGAGTGGTGTTGACCAACCTACTTGTGATGAGTGGTATGAAAATGTTAAAAACTTTAGTGATCCTAAGTTTTGCCAAGAAGCATATGGCAATAGTGAACTTGCATTAGAAGGATATGCATTTGCTGATTTACAAAAACGTAATATGAGAATGGCACTAAGACGTATATTAAAACTTAGAGAAGATGGCTTACTTAAAGACAAAGGTTGGATACATTTCCTAGGTACAGGTAAACTAGACTGGGCATGTTACTTAACTAGCATACAAAGAATGTTAAGAAAACATGATAGTCCAGAAATATGTTTGAGTATGGATGCCGCAAGTCCGTTTGTTAATAGTGCATATGGTAGTACATATACACATAACAGTTTCCATCCTAAGAAGTTCAGTTACTTAATGGACAGAGCAATAGATAATCAGGCACTTAAAGGGTCTGATATGCCTATGCCTTTTGCACACTCTCCTATAATGAGCAGGCTAACTGCTGGAGATATTTGTGCAATGGCAGAAGGAGACGAAGACAAGAACGGTAAAGCAAAAGGACCAGACAGTACAAGTTGGGACACACAAAGTTACTTATATTACATGGGTCATAGTGTGTACAACCATATTACTGCGGTACAAGAAGCAAACAGGTTAGCAGATGTAGAAAAGTACAGAACTAATATACATTACAGTGACTTTATAAAAGACAAATCAAGTGGTAAGAGTAATGAGTTTAGTCCTTATGTACCTGCAAAAGCATTATACTTCGATAGTTTTTGTCAGGAAGTATTAGACCCTAAATTATCTATTGATGAAGCATATGACTTAATTGAAAAAAATATTAAATTATTAGATGAGTTGAGCTTTGGTGCTAAAACTAATGCAGGATTTGGTGCTTTCTTTGAAGAGGAAGAGTTTGATATGGATGATGATATTGGTGCTAAAACACATGATATTATGTCTGGAGACTTTGAGGCATAGTAAATGAAAGATAAGCCTAATTTTAATGACGTAAAATTCTTTGTTGGTAAAGAAGTTGAGCATACCGTTGCACAAGGTGAAACTACTTTGTTTGTAGCAGGTTGGCAACCAGTAGAAGAAATTTTAAGTAGAGCATTAAATGAAAAATGTACTCATATACACTTATGCTATTTTGATGCAGAGAGATTTGATCAATGGAAACTTTGGGAAGAACTACTTTTGCATTTATGCGATAATGGTGTTAAGGTTACATTAGAATTTGAAGTTAAGTATGCAGAAGATATATTTAAAATGGGGTTACATGATTATAGCAATTTTATACCTGTTATAACCGCAGTATTGCCTAGTTCATCTAAATACAACTTTAATACAGCATTTAAAATTGCTGATAAAGGGTTTGACAAGACCAATGAAGGTACTTGGTCAATGCAATTACAAGATGTATTAGATAAGGAACATTTTATTCCTTGGTCTAAATACACTGATGGAGGCGATAAGCCAGTAGAATGAAAATAGATATAACAGCAACAGACGATGACGGAATACAAACATACGCATCTTATGACGGAGACTTCCAATATGAGGAAGATATACAGGCATTGGTAGTTTTATTGTTTAAATTCTTAATAAAAAACGGTGCAGAAATACCAGAAGAACTGATTGAAGAACTGGATAAACTGTAAATAAACACTATAGAAGGCAGATTATTATGAGAAGTATTTGGGTAACATTTAGTAAAGAAGGGATACATTTCTATCCTGGAGCAGACACAGATCCTAATTTAGCAACAGGCGATTGGGACGACGTAAGTTTTTTAGGGTATAAACACAGACATATTTTCCACTTTAAAGTGTGGATTGAAGTGTTTCATGATGATAGAGACATCGAGTTTATACAGTTTAAAAGATGGCTTGAAAGTTTGTATAACGAAGAAGTTATACAACTTAATAACAAGTCATGCGAGATGATCGCAGATAATTTGGCGGAACAGATACAGAATAAGTATCCTGGCCGTTGGGTAAAAATTTCAGTAGCAGAAGATAATGAAAATGGTGCTGAAATGGAATATGTAAAATTACCATAAAAGGAGAAAAATATGGAAACGCATCTACAATTAAAAGTAGCAATGGAAACATACTTAGCAGAACATGAAAAGTTTGAAGTAAATGGTGTAAAGGCTAGTTCAACAAGAGCTAGAAAGGCACTTATGGAACTTACTAAACTTGCTAAAACAAGAAGAACTGAAATCCAAGAAAAAAGGAATTCAATGTAATATGGAAAAAGACGACAAAAGTAATACAGAATCTAAGCCTAACTTTATTTCTAAAAATGAGGCAGATAAGAAAAACGATTTTGCACAAAGTTTAGATGACAAAATTACTGATGTTGTTGATTATGGAGATTTAGGCGATGAGTAAATTAATATATGTTCCTTTAGAACACATAGATGGTAGATATACTGTTCATATGGATATTGCTATTGAGGAATATCTTAACAGAGAAAATATTGACTATATTAAAGTTATGCCTACATATGAAACTCCTCCACTTCCTGAAGGACAATTTTTAAATTCTGCTTTTACAAGTAAATTTAAAGCATTGCAAATAGCAGAGATATCAGACTTAATAGAACGAGGTGTCATAACAGATGGTGATACCTTATTCTTTAGTGATATATGGTTCCCAGGAATAGAAAGTATTGCTTACATGAAATATTTTAACAAGATGGATAACCTTAAAATTACAGGCATCATACATGCAGGTAGTTTTACTGATACAGACTTTGTTAGGGATATGGAACGTTGGGCAAAGAACTTTGAAGATATTATTTTTGATATTAGTGATACAATTTATTGTGCAAGTAATTTCATTAAAAATGATATTATAAAGAAAAGAATGGTTAATCCTAATAAATTAGTTGTTTCAGGTTTACCTGTAGACTATTCAGGATTAGAAAAACACAAAGGGCAAACTAAAAAAGATATTGTTATTTTTAATGGTAGACTTTGTGATGAGAAACAACCTTGGTTGTTTAATGAACTGCGAGAGCAAGTATCTAAAAGACTTGATAGGGATATACAATTTCTTAAAACGCAGGAAATGGATCTTAGCAAGGAAGAATATTACAGTTTACTAGGAAAAAGTAAAGCAGTAGTAAGTTATGCCTTGCAAGAAAACTTTGGCTTTGGAGTTGCTGAAGCCGTATATTTAGGTTGTACACCTGTATTGCCTAATAGACTAGTGTATCCTGAACTATATCCAGATACAAAACTATTTGATAGATTTGATGAAAGTGTGGATATGGTAATTAATGCACTTAATGATTATCAAGAGCAACAAATAGTCTTAAACACAGATCAGGTAATGCAAACCTGGTTTGGTGTTGGAGATAACACAGGCGACAAAATATGAGCAGTAATGAAGAAAAAACAATTTTAGTAACAGGTGGTAGTGGCTTTATAGGTAGTGTAACCTGTAAGTTACTTGCTGATTCTGGTTACAATGTTATTAATGTAGACAGAGTAAAAAGACCCATAGAGGGCGTAACACAATATCCATTTGATATTAACAACTCTCAAATTAAAGGTGTTATTGAAATGACAAAACCAGATGCAATTATTCATTTGGCGGCTCATCATAGTGTACCTAAAAGTATTGCAGAAGCAAAAGAATACTATGTAAACAATGTAGAAAATTCTATTAAACTATTAGATCATGCTATAGACGGTGGTGTAAAACATTTTGTATTCAGTAGTTCAAGTTCTGTTTACGGAGACTCAGACAACTTACTGAACTCAGAAATAGATGATATCAATCCTAAAACACCTTATGGTAGAACAAAGGCAATGGTGGAAACTATTTTAGAAGATCTATCAGCAGTACACGATTTTACTTATAATAGTTTAAGATATTTTTGTGCCGCAGGTAGTTATGAAGGATTTGGGTATCAGTTAGATCCTAAAGAACATATAATGCCTGTTTTAGTAGACAAGGCACTAAATGGAGGAAAGTTTGTAGTAAACGGAGATGACTACGACACAATAGATGGAACCTGTGTTAGAGATTATACTCACGTATTGGATATAGCAACAGCTCATTTGGCATCATTAAACTATCTGTTTGATGGTGGCGATAGTGGTGTATTTAACATTGGTGCTGGTTCTCCTAAAAGTATTAAGCAAGTTATAGCAGAAGTAGAAGCACAAACAGGCAATACAATTGATGTTGAATATGGTCCAAAAAGAGAAGGCGACGCCGCAAAAACAGATGCAAATATTTCTAAAGCAATAGATTTATTTGGTTGGGAACCAACAAATTCTTTAGAGGACATTGTAAAGTCAGAAATAGAATTTCAATCGTCCAAGAAAAAATAACTTGACATTGTAATCTTTTCTGCTATAATAATATTATGGCAAAACTATACTATTCTAACAAAGATCTAGACAAAGATCTTAGCGAAATAACAAGACAAATTCATGTAAGTGGTTTTAAACCTGATGTTGTAATTGGGCCTGGCAGAGGTGCCTATGTAATGGGCGTAATGCTAAGTCATTACTTTGAAGTTCCTTTCCATGGCTTTGAATGGCAAACAAGAGATCATGACATGATCAAGGAATCCACTAGGTTAGAGACTATTTTATCTAAATACAGTAGTGAAGATATTTTACTTGTAGATGACATTAATGATTCAGGACATACTTTAAACGGTATTAAAGGTGTTGTGGATAAATGGGATTCAGAAGAAAATAATAACCTATTGGCATTGCATGAAGGCTTAAAGTATGCTACACTATTCGATAAAGAGAGTAGTGCATTTGAGCATGTAAGTTTTACAGGTAATAGAGTGACGCCAGAAGAAGAAAAATGGATTGTATTTCCTTATGAGGAGTGGTGGAAGTGAGTACGGTAAAAAGTTTAACAAATCATTTAAAACATTTGGAAAACATACACCGAGAACTAGATAAGAAAATTACAAGGCATTGGGAACATCATGATAGTGATGACAAAGTTAGACAAGAGAAGTTCGAAAAACTTGCTCTTAAAAGGGAAATTGAAGAATTAAAAGAAAGAATTAAGGAAATGAAAAATGAAGACTAGTGAGAAAATAACACAAAGAATTAAAGATGCTGGTGCTAAGTATTGGGCAAGTGATAATGTTTCAGCATTTATGGACGAAGGTGATGATCAAGCACTTATTGAAGAACTTATTCCTCATTTTGAAGGTGTATTAGACACACTACTAATTGATAGATTTAATGACCCTAACAGTCAAGGTACTGCTAAACGTCTTGCTAAAATGTATATCAATGAACTTATGTGGGGCAGATATAACGATATGCCTAATGCTACAGCATTTCCTAATGACATTGAAGAAGGTTATAAAGGTATGTTGGTTGTGAGAAGTGAAATACAAAGTATGTGTTCACACCATCATCAGCCTGTTAAAGGTATTGCATACATAGGTATTATTGCAGGAGAAACGCTCATAGGGCTTTCTAAGTACACTAGAATTGCACAATGGTGTGCAAGACGTGGTACATTACAGGAAGAACTTGCTAATGATATTGCTAGAGAAATTAAGGCGGCAACTGGTAGTGTAAACTTAGGTGTTTACATACAAGCAACACACGGTTGCGTAGAGAACAGAGGTGTATTAGCACATAGCAGTTTAACACAAACAACTGTATTGGAAGGCAGATTTATGGAAGACCAGAGTACTAAGAAAGAATTTTTCGATAACATTAAACTACAGCAACAACATTCTTGCGGAACCTAATGATTAATACTCGTAATGGTCACTTAGTTATAGGCAGACATGCTGTGCCTGTTAGAGAGGTTACTGATGCAATTTGTGATAGATTCAATATGGATTGGATTTGCACTAGATACCCGTTAACACCACTTGAGGTTATGGAATGTCTTGACTGTGTTGCTGATTTAGACAAGTTAGATGCTGGTATACACTTACAGCTCGAAAATGTAAATGAGGAAGTTGGTCAACTTACTATAGAAGCAAGACAAATGTCTGATGTGTATTTTTTAAAAGCAATACAATATGGTAAAGTATTTCTTGAAAAAGAAGACAATTTTGACATTTTATATGATAAAGGATTTAGAATGTGTGCTATTGAATCTTTTGAAGATGAATTAAATGGCAGTATTACATTCCAATCTAGTGACTTGCATAATATTGTATATAGTGCTATAATGGATATTACTGACGGTGAATTTGATAAACAGGATTTTATAAATTTTTTAAAAGAACAAGATGGATAACACTACATTAAAATATAGCGAAACATTTTACTCCGCACAAGGCGAAGGACAGTATGTTGGTATTCCTAGTCTGTGGATGAGATTCTTCCTATGTAATTTACAATGTAATGGCTTTGGACAAAGTGATCCTACTGATCCAAGCACATATGATTTACCTTATGAAAAGTTAGATATTACAGACATAACAAATGTATTTGATTTGCCTGTGTTTGAAAAAGGTTGTGATAGTAGTTATACTTGGAGCAAAAAGTATAAGCACTTAATTACTGATAAGACGGTAGAGGAGGCAGTAGACGAACTTACAGCCCTTCTGCCGCACTCCCAATTTGTACATCCTGTTACAAAACAAAGTGTGCATATGGTGTTTACAGGTGGCGAGCCAATGCTTAAAAACACACAGCCTGGTATGATTAGTGTTATAGAAGAATTTAAACGCAGAGGCAATAAGCCAATGAACGTAACTGTGGAAACAAATGGCACAAAGCCTATAACAGATGAGTTTGCTAATTATATTAGCTCAGAATATCCAGCATGGGCTAATGGTTCAGAATGGTATTGGAGCCTTAGTCCTAAACTATGGAGTACTGCTGGTGAGAAGAACAAAAAAGCAATCAAGCCAGAAGTAATAGGCAGATATGCAGAAGTAAGTCCACATGGTCAATTGAAGTATGTGGTGAATGGCACAGATGAAAGTTGGAGAGAAGTAGAAGAACACACAAAATTATTTAGAGATGCCGGCTGTAACTTCCCTGTATGGATCATGGGAGTTGGCGGCACCTTTGAAGGCCTAGTACAAACAGAGGCAAGTATAGCCGACGAAGCCATACAACGTGGCTACAATTATACGAGCAGGGTTCACGTACATATATACGGTAACGCAATAGGAAAATAATATGGATAAACACGATTGGAATTTTATAAAGAACATGTCTCCTTTGCTGATAACAGCATTTGTAATGTTTTTAATGATGGTGGCATTTGAAACAAAAGCAGATGAAAAAGAAATTGTTGGGTATACAGAACACGGTATTGCTGTAACTAAACAAGATTTACAAGTTAAAAGTATTAATATGAGAAGTATTAGAGGTTATTCTATACAAAATAATAATGTAATTAGAGTTAGAACTACTAGAAAACAAGAATACGATATAGAGTTATATTATTGTTATGATCTTTCCTTTGCACAACGAATAGTATTCCAGCCTTGGGGCGGATTTAATACTATAGGCAGAGGCGATAAAATTATACCAATTAGTTTTGGCAGGCCAAGTAAACACACCTGTACAATAAAAAGTGTTACGGCAGTATTAAAGGAGAAAGAAGATGTCAAAGAAAACTAAACTACCATTTAGCATGATGCCTGCTAGTTGGGGTCTTAAAGGTAAGACTCGTGCAATAGCAGAAGCAGAATATTATTATGATGGAGAAGAGTTAGAAGAAGCATTAGCAGAAATTGAAGCAGAAACTGATGAAGATAAGGAAATTGCTAAACTTGATGTACAACTTAAAAATGGTAAAATTGGAAAATATGAACATGAAAAAGCAGTTGCTGATATTACACAGGCACCATATGTAAATGTTCTTAAATTAGACGTAAATCCTGAAAATGCTAAAGCAGGATATATGGAATTAGACTGGAACGATCATTTTGTTAAGTTTTTACATGAGAACGGGTATAGAGGCGAAAATGATGAAGATGTTGTTAATAAGTGGTTTAATGACGTATGTAGAACAGTATTAGTACAAGAAATAGCAGACCAAGATTACGGCTTACAGCAAGAAGGAGAAACTGATGTCATCAGAACAAATGGAAACACAGGCCAAGACAAAACTAGCGATCCTAGTTAAGTCTATAGAGCCAGTTGTAGAAAAGCAATTAGAGGATTTTACATCTGCTGAAGTAGAGTATATATTGGCTAATTTTAGGAAACATTTAAAATACGATTTAACAAGAGACTTTGAAAAACTTCGTGAAAAGAACTTGAAAGAATCGCCTTTTGATGCTATAATAAATGACGACTTAGGATTTAATAATGAGTAAAAAGACATACATATTAGTAGATAGTTTAAACATGTTCTTCCGTGCCAAACATGTTGGTGGGGGAAGAGATATTGATATGCGAGTTGGAATGGCTATGCATATTATGTTTAACAGTATTAAGAAAGTATGGCGAGATTTTGATGGCGATCATGTTGTTATGTGTTTAGAAGGACGTTCTTGGCGTAAAGACTTTTATACTCCATATAAAGCAAACCGTAAAGTCACAATGGATAAAAGAAGTGTCAGAGAGCAAGAAGATGACGAATTGTTTTTTGAATCTTATAATGATATGGTAGAGTTTTTAGATAAACGTACTAATTGTAGTGTTATACAACAGCCTAATGCTGAAGCAGATGACTTAATTGCTACTTGGATACAAGAACATCCAGAAGATAATCATGTAATTATAAGTACAGACAGTGACTTTTATCAGTTAATTGCAGACAATGTAACACAATATAACGGTACAACAGATCAAATTGTTAGTTTAGAAGGGTTTAAAGATTGTAAAACAGGTGAGTGGGTAATAGACAAAAAGACAAATGAAAAGAAAACTCCAGTAGTACCTGAATGGGTCTTGTTTGAGAAGTGTGTTAGAGGCGACTCTAGTGATAATGTGTTTAGTGCTTATCCTGGTGCTAGATTAAAAGGCACTAAAAATAAAACAGGAATTACAGAAGCCTATGAAGATAGGCACACAGGCGGATACAATTACAATAACTTTATGCTACAACGTTGGGTAGATCATGAAGAGCAAGAACACAGAGTGAAAGACGATTTTGAACGTAATAAAATACTAATTGATTTAACACAACAACCTGATGAGATAAAAGCAGAATGTAAACAACGAATTGCAGAAGCAAAAGAGAAAGAATCTAAACAGCAAGTTGGTATATATTTTATGAAGTTTTGTGCTAAATGGAATCTAGAACGTATGAGTCAGAATCCAGGAGATTATGCGGAGTTCATGAATGGAAAAGCCTGATCCTGTAGAAGAAGCAATGAAAAGAATTTGCTTGGATTGGCCTAAAAACCCGTATTGGATATTTACTAGTCCCGATCAGGACAAAGTATATAGGCAAATGAGAAGAGATGTTTGTCCTGAATTATTTAAAAATGATAAAGGAGAACCAAATAAACAACTTTATTCCATTGGTGGAGTAGTTGTTGGTAAAGACGAAGACTATGGTAATAAGGAGAATAGAGCATGGTAAAAAATAATAAAACTAAAGCATCATTACAGCAGATATCTGATGTAGCATGGCTTGTAAGGCAAGGTAAAAATAAAATGGGTATCTTAAATAAAGATGTCCAAAACCATTTCTTTTACATCAATGGTTCTAAAGGAATTGCCTTAGACAACGAAGAAGAGGTACAAGAGTATTTTGGAAATGCAGAAATTTTTTCACAGCAAATAACAGATTCGCCAACAGAGCCAGAAGCATTTTATATTAAAGGGCATCTTGTTGATTATGAAACTCCTTATCCATTAGATCCAAGTGAGCCTAACTATGATCCTGATGTTCCTTTATATACTAAAACTCCTGACAGTGACATTTATTATGCCGCAGGTTGGTATTGCATAAATTTTGATAAGTGTTGGAAACACGGACATGGTCCTAAGTATAGCACACTTATTAAATATGGATTTAGAGGGCCTTTTAAAACAGAGGATGAATGCAAGATTGTTCTTAAGCAAATTAATAAGGACAGGAAACTTAATGAAAGAATTGGACAAACTAAAATTACAACTTAAAAATCTTAAAGAACAAGGACATAATCAATTTACTATAAATGTAGATTATCTTTTAGATATATTGTCTAATCTTCCTGAGCAAAATGAAAAGCCTAATACTACAGGTAGTATTGAAGTAGATGGTGGAAATTTTGAAGACTTCTGAATTTGAAATACCCGAAAATTGTGGCTACAATAAGATTTTTAGATATAATTGGATAACACCTGTATATGGATTATCTATGTCACTTATACCTGTAATACATAAACTATGTAAAAAAAGGTGGGGTTGGCATTTTAAACCTAATCCAGATATGAACTACAATGATGAAAGATGGTTTGAAAAACAAAAAATGGTCTTATCTTTTGAAGACGAAAAAGACCTTGTTTTTGTTAAGATCAGTATAGATATACATAAATAAAAGCATGAAAAAAGGTACAATTAATTTTTGGAACAGCAGAAAAAACTACGGCGTAGTAAATGTTGGAAAGTCAAACATATACATTAAAAGACATCATGTCACTAATCCTACATCACCTGCAGTATTATCAGCAGGAATGGAAGTAGATTTTGATACAGAAATTAACGGTATGGAAATACAATCAACATGCGATTTAACGCCTAGAACAAAAGTAGAATAATGAAAGTAGAAATATACAGCAAACCACAATGTCCATTCTGCGTACAAGCAAAAGCATTAGCAGAAAGAGAAGGACACGAACTTACATACAAAATGCTCGATGAGGATTTTGATAGAGAAACACTAATGGAAACTTTTCCTGGTGCTAGAACATTCCCACAAATTATAGTAGACGGCGAAAAGATTGGTGGCTTTACAGAATACAAAGCCTTAGTAGAAGCAAGTAAATAATGAAAGAATTAGGAATGAGTTTATTAGGTTGTTTAGCAATAGGAATTTTCTTTGTTGCTAAAGTATATCCAAATTTAGAATACAGTGGTGCTAAAAGTAATACCACGTGTATAGGTGAATGTTATGCTGAGTATGTAGCATTAAATGGTACACCATCAGAGATAGAGCAACGTAAACAAGCATTGGCTAACTTGGACGAGTTTAGTGATATCAGAAGTTTATGGGCAGGTTGTGCCGCATGTCACGGAGCAGATGGTGGCGGTGGTATAGGACCAATGTTAGCAGGACAAAGTTCAAGTGATATTGTAAGCAAACTAACTACATATAAAAACAAAGGACAGATAGGTGCTCAAAGTGCCTTGATGTGGGGACAGGCGGCAATGTTATCTGATAAAGATATGGAAACAATTGGTGCCTTTATAGAAGCAGGGTTGCCAAGCAAATAAACAACTGTTTTAATAGCAGAAAAAGATAAATATGTGTATAGGAGAATTACACATATGAGCAGACCTAAGCCAACAATATTACTAGAAGCAGTAAATAAGCAAACATTTAAAGCAGAACAAATACTTTCTGCAGATGCTATTTTTAGTGTTTTCTATGATGGTAAACCAATAAATTTAAGAACTTTACACACACTTCTTTCCTATCCTGGACCTAAGTATAAAAAGGTTTCTTTCAGCAATAGTGGGCATGCCTTTAATTTAGCAGAGCGATTAAACAAAACATTCTCTACAGATTTATTCACAGTAGTCATGCTTACAGAAGGCAAAGTGATTACTGAAAATGACGTCTAATACAAAACATATTCAATATCAAATACTAGATAAAATTATTAGTTTTATAGAGGAAGGATTACTAGAAAGTAAGTCTAGACGTCCTGGTTATAATAAAATGAATAAGTTTTACGAGCAGTTTTTAGAAGACAGCAGAATACAACTCGCATATAAAATTTTTAATAACTTCAGAATAGATAATGGTGTACCTAAAGGAATTCGCTTAACATACTTAGGAAACGAATTACTTAAAAGACAGTTTACAGCATATGACTACAGTCATAGTATAGAGCCCACTCCAAAAATGTATTTAGTTCTAGATCAACAAATGAAATGGCCTTATTACTTTACTAAGAAGAAGATGGTTTTTTATGATGCAGAAGATTCTGCTTGGTATAAACTTAATGGTTCAGATATTTCTGCTTTTATAGATGTAATATGAAAACATTTGCAATTAGAAATCAAAATATACAAATAAGTGTTTTTCCTAAAACAGGAACAACTTTTATGGATTCGTTGTGTAGAGAACACTCAGACATATCAGTGGGCACTTATGCACAGCCAATTAAGCATTATGTTTCAGTAAGGTATCCTTTAGATAGATTTATTTCTGGATTTTGTACATTATATAATCGCTCTCATCAGGATAATAAAACACCCGAGTACCAAGAATTATATAATAGAATAAGTAAACTGTCTTTACATGATGCTTTTTATGAATGTTATAACTCTCTAGATAATAACTGGAATTTTGACGACCATACCCAAAATTGCTACTTTGACAAAGATTTTACAAATAAGACTGTTATACATTTTAGGGACATCGGTATATTGTTAAGCAAACTAGGTTATAATCCAATAAAGATTACTGATGTTTATTTTAACAATAATTCTGATACAGATAAACAATATTTGTATAACATTATACATTCAGACAAAGATTTGTATAATGATATACACAATTATCTAAATCCAGATCTTGGTACATACCAAAAATTACCAATTTTAAAATTAAATGCTTGACATTAACCTATTTTAGTGTATAATACTTGTATGTTTAGTGTTATGCTAAACTGAAATAAGTAAAAAATAGGAGATGTCAATGACAATTACTAAAGAAAGCAAAGTGCTATCAGCACTTCAATCAGGTAGAACTCTAAGTTCTGCACAACTAAGAGCTCAATTCGGAGCAGGTAACCCACAGGCAGTTATCCAAGCATTAAGATTTAAAGGTTATCCAATCTATCTTAATACTGTAACTGACACAAAAGGCAGAAGCAGAAATGTATATAGACTTGGAACACCTTCAAGAGCTATAATTGCCGCTGGTTATAAAGCAATGGCTAATTCATAAGTTTACTTATGTATTTAAAAAGGCACTTAGGTGCCTTTTTTTATGGCTTGACAAAAGTTATATAATGTGTATAATGTATAGACAACTTAGGAGATAACAATGATTATGACAGATGCAGGACCATATAAATTTACATATAATGACAATGAAAGTTATGATAGTAATTTCAGTGTTTGGTCTCAACTAAACACAGAAGAAAGAATTGCATTTAATGAGGAACCTTATACAAGAGAAGACCAAGAAAAAATATTTTCAAAACTTTTTTCAAATAAGGCTTGACTTAGAGTAATTTTTTGTTATACTATTTGTATAGGTTAAATTAAGGAGTAACTAAAAATGGAAACATTAAACGTAAGAGCAAAATCAGTAAAGCCAATTATTCTAAGGGCTTTAAAAGTAAACAGACCAATTTTTATCTGGGGAGCACCTGGAATTGGTAAATCTGAATTAGTGCAAGGACTTGTTGACGAAGGTGAACTAGGAAATGCATTAATGATTGATATGAGGTTGGCATTATTAGAGCCAACTGATCTAAGAGGGTATCCTTTTAGAAATCCTGAAAACAACACTATGGAGTGGAGCCCGCCAAGTGACTTGCCTAGCCAAGATCTTGCAGACTCATATGACAATGTGGTACTGTTTTTAGATGAATTAAATTCAGCACCTCCAAGTGTACAGGCGGCGGCTTATCAGTTAGTATTGAACAGACGTATAGGACAATACAATTTACCTGATAATGTGAAAATTATTGCGGCAGGTAACAGAGAAACAGACAGAGGTGTTACTTACAGAATGCCGGCACCATTGGCTAACAGATTTAGACATATTAATATGGAAGTAAACTTTGAAGATTGGTCTCAATGGGCTATGCAAAATACAATACATCCTGATGTTATAGGATATCTAAGTTTTGCTAAAGGTGATCTTTTTGACTTTGATGCAAAAAGTAGCTCACAATCATTTGCAACACCAAGAAGTTGGACCTTTGTAAGTGAGATGTTGGCGGCAGATGGCTTCGACAATGCAGATGCTTTTGAGCAGAAAGCCGAGATAGCAGGTGCTATTGGAGAAGGAATGGCAATTAAGTTTGTAGAGCACAGAAAGATTGCTAGTAAACTACCTAACCCTGACCAAATTATTGGTGGAGAAGTTAAAAAACTAGACTCTAAACTGTCTAAGGAAATATCTGCAAAGTACTCTCTAGTAGTAGGACTTGCATATGAGCTCAATGAAATGTTTAAAGATAATGGCATTGACGATAAGTTCAGAAAGGCATTAAACAATACTGTTAAGTTTAGTTATGATAACTTTGAACCTGAAATGGTTGTGTTCTTATTTAAAACAATTATGAAAGATTATCAGATCAGATTTAATGTAAGAACTGATCTTGATAAAGAACTTCACAAAACTTTTAGTGAGAGGTACACAAAGTATATCGCCTAAGGGAGAGAAAAATTTTAAAACTAGAGACCTACCTATGTTACTCCCTACCTAAGAATCTCTAGTTTCGTCCCCCAGGCAACTGGGGGATTTTTTATTGAACCGTGTAGTAGAGTGCCTGAAAACAGTAGGGCCAGATGTTACTACAATATGGCGAAAGCCTAGTTGAAAGATCCGTTAGTATAGTATGTCCTAGAAAGCGGATTTTCTTTTAACTAATAATTATAAATATTACAATATGCCGTTAATATATAATAAAGGATTCGATACAGAGTGTGCTGAGCCAGGCAACATTATAGGTATTCATGACACTAAAATAAAGAATATCATTTATAATCAAATGAAAGACGATGATATTTTTATTGATTCAACTTGGGTAAATCTAGACGGCGATTTAAAAAATCTTATACATATAGCGAAAGAAAAAAACAGCCGTGTTTTTTGCTATAGTGGTCCTGATTGGAATAATGCATTACCTCAATCTTTAATTTATGATAGATATGAGAACGTCCATAATGCATTAAAAGAGTGCAATACAACATATATAGGCAATCAACGAGGTACACATTTTTTTAGTTGGTGGGTAGACTTTGTTATAGAAAACATAGAGCAATATCAAACATTCGATCCATATGAACTTAAATTTCCTATAAAGACTTATATGTGCCTTAACAGGAAACCTCATCGTCATAGAATAGAATTAGTAAATCAACTTAAACATCATAATCTTATGGATTGGGGTTATGTCAGTTTAGGAGGAGATTCCGTAATTAGATTATCAACAGATCTAAGTAATCCTGAGGGTGATAAAGCAGTAGGCGGAGACGTAGGAATTACTAACGATATTAATACCTTAGGACACCCTCATAATTGGAACAGTCATTTCCTTAATGTGGTAACAGAAACTACAACATATACAGATGTATTTGTAACAGAAAAAACACTAAAACCTATTATAGGTCGAAGGCCGTTTTTAATCTTAGGAGATAATAACATTTATGCCCAATTAAAAGATTGGGGATTTGACACTTTTGATGATATGTTTGGTACAGGATATAATATGCCAGCTCACGAAGATAGAATAGAGTGGATTATATCTGTTCTAAATGATCTTAAACAAGAAAAAGATCTGGATAAATTACTACATAGTATTATGCCAAGATTAGAGCATAATTACAATCAATTATTTGATGTTGCAAGGCAAAATAAGGAAAAATTACATAATTTAATCTAAAAATCATACATTATACACTTGACAAATAACACTTTTTTGCTATAATAATGGTATAGTTAATTAAGGAGTAACTAATGTCAGATACAAAAAGTGCAAAGACAGAAAGACCACAAGATAGAGTTGCTAAAGCTCTAACAGAAATACCTGAAACTTCGCTTACATCTACAGAAATAGAAGATAAACTTATTAAGGCAAGGATAGAAATGTTAATTTCTGCTCCTTTCTTTGGTAACTTGGCTACTAGACTTAGATTTAAAGATGCTACAGAATGGTGTCCTACACTTGCAACTGACGGCAGATACTTTTACTATAACAGGAACTTTGTTGCGGCAATGAGCGATGGCGAAATTGTATTTGGTATTGGTCATGAAGTATTGCATTGTGTGTATGATCACTTTGATGCAACTAGACGAGGCGACAGAGATCCACGTTTATGGAATATTGCAAACGACTATGTTATTAATGCTGATTTAATTGATGCTAAAATTGGAGAGGAGATTAAATTAGTACAAATTTGTTTTGACTGGAAATATAGAGGTATGGTATCTGAAGAAATTTATGATGATCTATTCCAACAAGCAAAAGAAGAAGGCAGGGTTATTGATGTTGAATCCTTTGATGTGCATTTAGACAGAGGAGAAGGAGACGACAAGGGAGCAACTGGAGAAGGCGGAGAAGCAAATTCTGAAGGTGGTGACGAAAAAGGTCCTGCAAAATATACTGCTGAAGAAAAAGAGCAGATTTCACAAGAGTTTAAAAATGCTACTATGCAGGCCGCCAAGGCGGCTGGTGCTGGTAATTTACCAGGTGGTGTTAAAAGAGTTCTTGACAAACTGTTAAATCCGCAACTTGATTGGAGACAATTAATTGCTATGCAAATTCAGAGTGTTATAAAGAGTGATTATACTTATCAGACACCTAGCAGAAAAGGACTTAACGAGGGTTTCTACTTGCCAGGAATGGACAGAGAAACTACAATAGATGTTGCAATATCCATGGACGTATCAGGTTCTATACATGATGTAATGTTAAGAGACTTTTTATCAGAAGTTAAAGGTATTATGGATCAGTATACTGACTTTAGAATACATTTATTCTGCTTTGATACTGAAGTACATAACCCTGTAACATTTACACCTCACAATATGGAAGAATTTTTAGAATATGATATCCAAGGTGGCGGCGGTACTGAGTTCGATTGTGTTTTTGATTACATGAAAGAAGCAGGTATTGTTCCTAAAAAACATATTATGTTTACTGACGGTTATCCATGGGGTAGTTGGGGTGACGAAAACTATTGTGACACTTTGTTTATTGTACATGGTTCAGGCTATGGCGGTAAGAGTCCAGTAGCACCTTTTGGTATTACAGTACCTTATACTAGAGAAGATGATTAATTATACAACTGTTCTTACAAAAGAAGATTGGCAAAATTTACATGGTAACGAGGTATTTGTTACCATGTTGCGTAATAAAGTCAAAGTTGAAATAGAAAAGGATAAAAAAGTTGCTAGGAATTCTGACGATTATAGAGTATCTAGTGAAGATTCGTTACTAGGAAATGTACTTGAATACATTAAAACAATACCTGAGGATCTTGTTTATTATGATATAGAAGATGTTTTTGGGTATAAAACTATATATGTGTATTTTGCAAGTCCCATAGACAAGGAAAACTTTTATCATTACTATAATACAATTTATGGTATAGATAAAGTAACAAAATAGACCATTTTTATTACCTAAACATTAAGTATAGTGTTAAATAGTGGTATAGAAAAATTAATTTATTGGAGAAAATAAATGGCTGATAACAAGAAAACAGAAGCAGAAGCAGTAAACGAAGAAGTTGCATCTGCAGAAACCGAAGCACCAGCAGAGGCTCAAGGGTCTGACGTACCTGAAAGCATTGGCTTACAAGATCTACAGTTACTAGCACAAATTGTAGACTTGGCTTCACAAAGAGGCGCCTTTAGAGGTAATGAGCTTACGCAAGTAGGAACAGTTTTTGACAAACTTACTACATTCTTAAACTTTGTAGCAGAGCAAAATGCGGCTAACGAAGAAGCAGAAGCAGAAGCAGAAGAACCAGCAGAGGCTCCAGAAGGAGAATAACATGGCAGTATTAAAACATGTCGGTAAATATGGTGAAAAACCATGTGTTGTGGTTTTCAGAGAAGTACCTAACGAACCTGAAAATTGCTTAATTGTAGAAACAACATCATTAGAGGATCAAAAACATGACGAGCTAATGAATATTGTACAAAGTTTAGAAGCACAGGAGTCTAATGAGATTTCAGAAGTTTTAAGCAGAAGACAATTTCCAGATGGCTCAAATGTACTTAATGATCTACACTTTAGTAAAAAACTAATTAAAGTTTCAAGCAGTTTAGTATTTTTAACACCTACGCCTACTGATAAAATTGCTTTAGCAGATGTAAATAAGGAAATTAAAAAGTTAGACCAAGGAACCAATCCTCCATTGAACACGGAAGTAAATCCTGATACGTTAATGGAACAGCAAATTGATGAATCATCAGTAAACAGTAAAGCAGAAGGATTACTAGCTCAAGCAGAACTTATTGAAGGTGATGCAAAAGCAATGATGGAAGATGCCAAAGCAAAAAGACAAGCGGCATATGATTTAGACCCTAGCCTAGCACCTAAAAAAGGACCAGGCAGACCACCTAAAGTATAGTAGTAATGTCCAAAGGTCCTGCTCGAATCATTGTACTCGGGCGTTCTAAAAATAGATCTAAAAAAATTAATAATTTCCTGAGTGAGATATTTACTCAGGAAATTCCTGCTGAGTTTGTTAGCCTAGTGACATTAAAATATGATGACGACACACAGGCTGAAATTACAAATATAGAAAACGATATAATTATTGATGATTTAAATTGGCTATTAAAAAAGAAAGATATAGACAGAGTAGTCGAAGAAATAGAAATAATAGTAGAGTTAGATATAATACATAATAAGATTACAAGCCAAGCAAACTCTTTACTTAACAAGTATTTCACAGAAGATTAGTTGACAATTCATAAAAATTTGCTATAATATATAGTAAATGTTAGGAGTAACATATGATTGAGATACTACAAGAAATAACTGATTGGGGCAAATACAACGTTACCAATGGTGTATATCATGTTAATAGTGCGGGACAACTTGTTCAGCATAATGATAAAGTATTTAAAAATCCAATAAAACAATTCAGCAAAGCAAGACGTAAGTTTACTAAGATAGGCGAAAGGCCTGAAGAACTTGCTCCTGATGTAAAAGTAGTTAAAGGATCAAATGGTAAAACGTATACTATTGAAGATGGTAAATGTAGTTGCCCTGGATATACCTTTAGAGGTAATTGTAAACACCTTAAAGAATTTGCTTAATTTTAGGAATAGCAATCTCAGTAGCCCACCTTTTATGTGCATTAGCACTTAAATGATGACAATGGTTATGTGTAGGATTGCCTATTGGGTCTTCCATAGTTTCGTAATCCCATGCCAAAGCATCTGCAATACCTGTATATAGTTGCAGGTTTTTTTCAGGTACAAAATCGTAAGTTAAACCGTCTATATAGTATTGTTCTTTTTGTTCATCTGTTAGTTTATATCGTTCTTGTATGTTTTGTTTCCAGTTAAAAGTATTTGGACAAAATAAGAACGGTACATTTGCTCTTTGCATTTGATTTACAGCACTTTCCATCATGTAGTATTGTTTGTGTGCCTCTAAATCTGTATCATATAAATTTATATAGAAAGTTTTCATACTTTCCCATTGTGCTTTATTCATATGAGCAGGTAAATTGTCCCACCAAACACAGGCTTCTTCATATGTTCTAGAGAAGTCATCATATGTAACTAATCCAGTCATACTTTGATGCATTATAGTAGGCTCTACATCAGGATAACAAGGGTGATTCCACTCGTTAGTAAAAAACTTATCTACATTATAGTCTGATTGCTTTAACCCTTTCTCTATTTCGTATAAATTACCACGATGATTCCAGTCAAATCTGTCTGGTGTGGTCCAATTAACAACTATAAAGTCAGGATTTAAATTTTTGATTGCATAGTCTATTTGTAACCTAATATTAAAATTACTTCCGCCTACTCGTGCAATGTTTTGATAGTCCCAGCCTAGTTCGTTAGAGATAAAATAACCATATTCTGTATCAGGATATGCATGATCTCTACTACTCCAACTGCAACCGCAAACTACTAATTTCATACTACTATTTACTTAAATATAGATATGGACAAAATTTATATTGGTTATGACCAGCATAACAAATTCACTATGGAAGACAACCTTTCCAGGTGTTTTGGTAATACTGATTACTTTACCTCTACAGACACAATAATGATAGAGGGCAAGTACATATACCATTTAATACTAACTGCTATGTTAGACGCAGAGTATGTGTTTGATATAAGCGATAAAGTTGTACAAGACATACAAAATGACAAGTGTTTCCTGCTCTTTGATTACACTTTTGAGAGCAGAAACAACAGCATACAGCATGAGTATGACCAGTATAAAAGCATAATAGACAACACTTTAAGCAAGTATAACATACAAAAACCCTACATATATGTAGACGGTAATCCATATAATAGTCACGATTTAGATTTATATTTTAACAGATTTATTGTTGAGGTAGGTAGAGCATGTTTACATCCTATTGCAGAAAATAGTGATGTTATGGTGTTTGAAAAAACACAATCTTTTGCACAACGTGAGTATAAAGTATCTAGTTTTAACAGACGTCCTGATGAAAATAGGTTTAAATTTGTTGATGCATTTAAAGATGATCCAGATGTTTTATGTACTTTAGGAATGCCTGACCAGGATGATATAGATTTTTACACACAGGATTATCCAGAGCTTATGCCTATGCTACCAATGGAATATGATCTTAGTTTAGACTTAGATGTACCAAATTTAGTAAGTATAATGGGTTGGGACTTACAACAACTAAGTTATGTACAAGTAGTTAATGAAAGTTTGTTCCATTATAATAAACATCACATGTTTATAAATGAAAAAACACTTAAACCTATTGCTTGTTTACAACCTTTTATTGTAAACGGAATGCCAGGAAGTTTAAAACATCTACATGAGTTAGGATTCAAAACCTTTAGTAAATGGTGGGACGAAAGTTATGATTTAGAAATAGATTTTGTAAAACGTACAGATAAAATTATAGATATTGTTACGGAATTAACTTACTTAACCCATAATAATTTAATAGATATGCTACGAGACATGAACGATGTTTTATTACACAATAGAAACCATTTAGTAAAATTACCTAGAGAACACTCTATAGGTTTATACAATCAAATTATTAATACTGGGTATTAATCTTTCAGCATAAGCCTTGTGGGCAAGTGGGGATATGTGGCTACTAAGAAATCGTCCTGGATTTTTATCATAAGTATCATACAATTTGCTATCAACTTCTGATAACATACTTGCAACACCATCAATTTTGCTTTCCTCAGGTATCATATCCCATAACGGATAGTAACTATCTTTTAATATTTTTTGCGGGTCTGTTTCTCCACGTAATGTTTGTAAATCATGTAAAAAGTCTAATGTATTAGGACTCATTAAAAAAGGTATATTGTGCCTTTGTAGTTCCTGTATAGCACTTTGCATAATGTATATTTGCTTGTGGCACTCTAATGCAGTATCGTATAAATTAGTATAGTAATGACGTAATGCATTCCAATTTTGTTCTGTACAAGTACTAGCCATTACAGGATAAGTTTCACAAACTTCTGTAAAACTAAGTTGTAAATCCTCGCAAAATAAACTCTGGAATGTGTTAAATGCTATTGTAGGATCTACTAATTCTCCAGCAGGATGAAGCTCATCGTCAGGAGATTGTGTGCTAGTTGTATAACTTACCTGTTTTAATCCTTGTAAAGGATTGTATTCCTTGCCGGCAAAGTTCCATTCTATCCTTGCTGGGTTAGTCCAATTTATAATAAACAAATCTGGACTTTCATTTTCTATTGCATGTTGTATTTGTAGTCTTATTATAAAATTACTAGCACTTACAACTGCGGTATTTACATAGTTCCAACTGTAATGATCTGCAATAAGTTGTCCAAACTCAACACCTGGTTGATGTCTATCTCTACTGCTCCAACTACAGCCGCAAACAACTAATTTTTTCATTTTCCTCTTTTTGCTCTTTCTTGTACATAGTTAAATGCAACGTCTACAGCATTATCAGTTAAATCTTTCAAGTAAAAAAATGGTAAATTTTCATTTTTAAACATTTCTAGTATAGCATTATCTATATTAATACTTTGTTCCTGGTTTTGAGCTCTACCTGTTTGATTAAAAAACTTAGGTCTATCTAACATAAAGTTAATGTTATCGTATTTGTCATAACACTCTCTGGCAAGTTTGTCAATTAAATCGCTATATAATGGCCCATTGTATAACTCTCTGTATATACCACTCAACATTACAGGCGAATCTGTAATAACGTAATCTACTTTTCCTACAAGTCTAAGTATTTTTCTATGCTGGTGTGCTAACATAAATAGTTGATCCTTTAACATAGGTACGTTATCTTCCCATACACACTCTTTTGCAAACTCGTTGTTTAGTTCTACACTAAAGCCAGCCATATTCATTTGATAATATAGTCCTGCGGCTTTAGTACTCTTGCCTGAATTAGGGCCACCATAAAAGTTTATCACTTTTGTTTTCATTATTTGTATCCTATCTGCATGTGTCTTGTATAACTTGGTGTTTTTAAACTGCCAACAAAAAATGTTGTTGTCAACGGATATTTTTCTTGCATTTCTTCAGCAGTATAACATACGTTTATATGCCCGTCAAATTCTTCTGAATCATTTGTTTGCATAACAATTAGTTGTTCGCTACCTGCAGATTCAAACCATTCAGTATCCATGTGTTCACAACTTGTATTAATAATACAATCCGGAGATACTTTAATAAGTTCTCCGCCTGTTTCAAACTCCATATGATTAGTATCTATAATACTTACATCAGCAACCACACCTTTAAATTTCCAATCGTTTGCTACATGTTTTTGATTAAACTTTTCTGCAAGTTCTATACTTTGTGCATCTATGTCTAATCCATATATACGTTCTATTGGTATTGTAGAAATTAATAAAGGCTCTACTAGTGTTCCTATCCAACAACCTAAAATAGCAATAGTCATATTTTCCGGCAGTTGTTTTATACTACTTAATTCTTGCAACAGCCAACTCTTACTAGCCAATTGTCCTTTGCTAAAAGCATCACGCGGATAACGTCTATCCATGACTGCCCTTTCAAAGTAACTAGGTGGTATATATAGGTAACTATTATCTATATAATGCTCTACTTCGTCCCAAGTTTTAAGATCTATCATATTGCTCTCTTAACCAGTTAAAGTCATTTATTTTATCTAGTTCTGCTAGACTATCTTTGTTTGCTAATGCAAACTGGTTCCCCGCTAGTGCTCCGCTTACTGCTTCAGCAGTAAACTCCTCCTCGCCCCTAGTGTTTAACCAAGTTTCTAAACGTTGTTTACTTTCTGCATCATCATTAAGTGTAAGTTTTACACACTCTCTGAACGCACTCCTCCAAGTGCTAAATGCATCAGTATTAAATCTTGTTATGCAACTTACTTGTGGCATAGACTTAAATCTAGAACTTAGTCCTGTTGTAAAATCCAATCCCCAACTAGTGGCTTCTCTAACCATATCTGTAGGGAATAGTTTTACTCCTCCATATCCATATTCATCTTGTGTAATAGGATTTTTACTTGCCCATACATGTACAACTTCTTGGTCGTATACATCTGGTATGTAATCGAAATTAAAATCTTCTACTAATTCTGCATCAGCATCTATAACCCAAAACATTTTACTTGATACCCTTGTAGATGCAAGTTTATGGGCTTCAAATATACCCTCTATATCTCTTATCCATATAAGATTTATATTTAAACTGTTTGTTCTTAAATGATCTTGAAGTTTTTGGAAGCCAACTTCTGCATTAGGTTCTTTATAACTTAAGAATATAATATCATAAGGTATAGTTTTACTGCCTATTTCCCTTACATAGTTTATATCTTTAATTCTGTTTAATTTTAAATCATCAGATTTGATATCTGAATAGTCATTACTGGTGGGCCATAATCTTAGCCCACCATATGCATGAACTTTTTCTGTGACAGGATTTACTTTTTGCCATGCATGTACTTTATTTGTTTGAGTTATTGTAGGCAGATATCCACTGTCGAGCAAACTTTGATTCACTTTCACATCTGGGTCTACAGTCCAAACAAAGGGAGTTTCTATATCCTTTATCGCGTTTATAAACTCGTTCTTTTCTAAACTTTGCAAGTGAATAACAGGCCATTTAGGCCTAAGGCTCGCAATAGTATTTATTTGTTTTAAGTGATGGAATGAATTGTTTTCTATCTCTTTATCTGTGTACTCGTTGTCTAAAAATGTATGCTTAGGTACTAATCTAACGCTCGTATACGCATTATCTTCATTTAGGAATACATGTACATTATGTTGATCGTATTGTGTAGGGTAATAATCAAACTTAAATTCAGGGTCTATTTGTGTAAAAGCATCTACAATCCAGTACATATTGCTGTTAGACTGTGCTGATAGACGCTCATAGACGCTCTGTAAGCCATTTTCATAATCAGATGCCTGTAAGTAATATACTGGATATTCCTGTTGTACGCAAGAAGGTTCTCTAATATATTTAGGTCTTCCTTTAGTTTGTTTTACTTTAGGGTATAGTGTTATACCGCCGTAATCGTATTGTCTTTTTGTTACTGGATTAAGTTTTTGCCATACATGAGTTTTTCCTTCGTCCCATGTATCAGGTATAAAGTCAAAATCAAATTCTTCTAGGACATCAACATCAGGTTCTATTACCCAAAACCAATTATTTTTGCTTTTGAGCCTTCCCTCTTCTTCACTTTCAAACTTTTCAAACTCTACATCATTAAAAGGAGCAATTTGGTGGATTACTATTTCAGCATCTTTCCAAGTTTTTGGTACCCATCTTATTCCGCCTATCTCTTCAGGATACTTATGACGTAATTGATCGCCTAAATGAAAAGTATGTATCATATTCTTTTGAAAGTCAGGTGGAGTCCAGTCTACTTCTTCGTCAAATTGATAGTCTTTATCTATAACCCAGCAGTCTTGAGTAGCAACGGTATAATCGTCAACATTTTCTACATATAAGATTGGATATTGTTTTGATCCTGTGGGAGACATTGAAATATATTTTATGTCATTTTCGTCATATTTTACTGGAACTAATTTTACACCGCCACATCTATTATCGCTTACGTTAGTTACACTTCTAGGATACTTATGATTGAGTTGATTTTCTATTTTAAAAATCTGTATTGTTTTTTGATCATATCTATGAGGTACATATCTAAAAATATTATCTAATTCATGTTCCTCATCAATTAACCAAAACATTTTTGTTCTACTTTTTCTAGCAAATGTTTCATAATCTGTTAAATTATTTGTATAAAAAATATCAAACCTTACAGGACAAACATTTAACTGATATTTGTGCTTTGTCATGTCAAATAATTTATTTACAAGTCTTATTCCACCGCATCTGATATCCCAAGGGTCTGTATTATCTATTGGATATCTTTCCTCTAAATGATCAGGCAATTTAAATACATGTATATATTCTCTTTCGTGTTTTGCTGGGACAAAGGATAGTTTTCCATTAAAGTCGTACTCTCTATCCACTACCCAAAACCAATCACTTTTACTACGCTCTGCACAGTCGCTATATGTTTCTGCACTAAATTCGTCTTCGTCTATGTAAAATACATCATAACTTTCATCCTCTATAGGACAAGCAGGATGGATTTTAGTTTCTGCATCTTTCCAATTTTTAGGTACTAAACGTATACCACCCATTGCCATAGGATATTTTTCTTGTAACTGATATGGCATTTTAAATACATGAACCATACCGTCTTCGAAAGGATTAGGTACCCAATCAAATGTATTTAAATTTACTTTATGACCAGCATCAACTAACCAAACATAGTCTTCCATAAAAGTATTTCTTTGGCTATAATTTTCTACATCTGCTACTAACATCACAGGATAAGATAATTTTATGTCTAAGAAGTTATGATATTTTATATCTGCTGATTTCCATTCTCTTGGATATAATTTAATTCCACCTTCTTTATCAGGATACTTATGCTCTAATTGACCACGTAAGTGAAAACTATGTATAAATTTAGGTTCAAAATTACTGGGTGCCCAATTAATGTCTTCTGGTAACTTGTATTCTTTATCTATACACCATACATGACTTGCAAATAGATTCTTTTCAAAATATTTTCCTGGTGTTTTTGTATATAATTTTTCAAAAGTTTTTTTACAAACTATCTTGTTTATTTCTTTTGTCCCTTCAGATTTATTTTTTGGTAATAATGTAACACCACCATAATTAAGGTTATCCCATTTCCATACATGAGTGTACCCCATATCGTAACTTTCAGGCCTAAAGTCAAATACATCTACATCTATTATTTCTATGTTAGGGTCTACAAGCCAATACATTTTTGTATTTGGTATTGCTTGGTCTACAGATTTTATTTGTTTAGCAAATGGAAAAAGATCTGCAAGACTATTGTTTTCGCCTATGTAAAATATATCAAACATGTTTATTCTTTTCCAATATATAATTTACTGCATCTTCTATTTCATCTATGCCTTTATTAATACCGTTCCATTTTTTATGTAGTTCTTCACCGTATACAGGACATACACCTCTATGATCAGGTAAGTCGCCACCGCAAAAGTGACATCTGCCTTCTAATTTTCGTTGGATTTTATGCCAATCAATCTCGGACATGAACCTTTACTCCATAGTGTTGAGCAAAGGCTTTGGCATCTTCTTCATCGTTTACAATAGGTTGTCCTTTAATGTTTAAACTTGTATTAAGTAACATTGGACAGCCTGTTTCTTCGTAAAACTTTGTAAGAAGTTTATGTAAGTCAGGATGTTCTTCCTTGCGAACTGTTTGAACACGGCTTGTACCGTCTTCATGAATAATAGCAGGAAACTCATCTGGCTTTTTACACTTTGCTACAAACTGCATGTATGGTGCATGTGAAATACCTCCTGGCATTTCAAAATATTCATGCACATACTCTTCCAAAATCATTGGTGCAAATGGCCTAAACTTTTGACGTTTTTTGATAACGTTCATCTTATCTTTTACGTCAGGCCCCCTTGGATCTGCACATAGGCTTCTGTTACCTAATGCACGTGGTCCAAATTCAGCTCTACCATTTGCTATTCCAAAGAGTTCCCCCTCTTTTAAACTTTTTAATGCTTTTTTAATTGGATACTTACCCTCTATGTTGTATCCTAAATACGGTGTTTCCCACTTCACACGTTCACCTGTTGTATTGTACAACTCAAGAGCGGCGGCACCTAAACTGCTACCGCAATCGCCTGGGTTAGGCATTATAAAAATATTTTTAAATATATCTGTCAGCATACTATTTGCTACACAGTTTAGTGCTACTCCACCCATATAAACCAAATTATTACTACCGGTAATTTCCTTGGCATATTGAGCATAAGCATTTACACGTTGTTCAACTTGATCTTGAGCGGCCGCGGCCATGTCAAAATCATCAACACCTACAAAACTATTTTTAGGCAATCCTCTTTGTAGGTTTTCTTTCATTTGTATTGTTCTACTGTGACTCATCCACGGATGTTTCATTCTAAAAAATCTTTTACCCATCTTTTTACTCAATGGCTTCCAGTTTTCTGGCTTACCATAAGCGGCCATACCCATAAGTATATACTCATCTTCCATAGGTTTTAGTCCTACGTGATGTGTAACTGCACTATAAAATAATCCTAAACTACTAGGAAAAGATGTAGTATGCATTTTTTTAAGATTGCCGTTTTGCCATTTCCATATAGTAGCAGTATCAAATTCTCCTATGGCATCTATTACCATAACAGCACATTCATCAAAATTACTGCTTAATACACCTGCGGCCGCATGTGTTTCGTGATGTAAATAATCTTTAATAGGTATATCTTTTAATTCAGGATAAAACTTTTTAATCCATTGGCGTTGTGTGGGCTCTCTTAACCCATACCAATTTCTTCCATATATGTTTCTTAGTTTTTTAAGCCATGCTTTTTCATGTAATACAATTATATCTGGTTTTCCACCTTCTATTGCGGCACCAACTAGCTCGTGATTAAGCCATGGATCATTTTTAATTTTGCTATAACGTTCTGAGTGTCCAGCAAATTCTATATTGGTATCCTGTAGCATACAGGCACCAGCATCGTGGAAACCAAAACTAAGTCCTAAAATTCTCATTATCTATAAACGAATGGGTCTCTTTTTCTTAATTCTTCTAATTTCTTTTTTAACTGCTCTTCCTCTTCAGGAGTCAATTTTAAATCTTCGTTTTCGTTTTTAGGGTTTGGGGTATTATTTTCTTCTGTCATGTAAAATATCTCCATCTATACATTTCTATTAAATCATCTGCTATAGTTTTGTACAGACTTTTGTGATTGATATGTTTTGTTTCGCTAAACTTATCTGGCCATATCTCCATATATGTTTCTATAAAACTTTCATGTGGCTTATAGTATTTACTTGTATCTATGCTATTCCATAGCGGTATCTGGCAGTCATTAGGTATGCTATTAAACATATTACAGTAAATGTAATCTATTGCCTTGCGTTCTAAATAAGTTTGTAAAGCAAACTGATAAGTTATAGTATCTTCTAAGCCTACATTCCAATCAGCAACATTTAAATCTAAATACCTATAAAACTTTTCTAAGTCTTTATCATCTGACTGTTTATAAAGTGTATAATCAGTACGTTGTCCTCTCCAGGAAAATTCAAATCTTTCGTGTGTACTCCATCCTATAAACACTAAGTCTACTGGATTAGTTTCACAGTATTCTATAGTACTGCGGAGTATACGGTGATTGCTTCCACCACCTTTAGCAATATTAGTAACATCTGCGTTTAAATTTTCTGATAAAAATTCTGCTAGACCTTTATCGCATTCACTTGCTTCAGTATGACTGCAACCATTAATTAGAATGTTCATTAATTGCTGTCCGTATTATTTGTTCCATTGCCTTTTGCCCTTTAGGACTAAAATGATTTGGGTATATAAAACTATCTAATTGCCCTTTAGGGTCGGCAGTATGATCATCAAAATGATATGCAAAATCATATAAGTTATTCCATTTTTCTTCTTTGCCTTCATCGTTAAACCAGTAAAAATCTGCATTATTCCATAATGCTTCTTTTTGGAAACAAGAAAATCTTATAGAGGATTTTATACTTAGACGTTCGATTAAGTACCTTTGTGCCAATAGTGCATTTTTATAAATTCTTCTATCCTCTTTATCATTTTGAAGATATAAGTAGTATAATTCTATTGCTTTTTTTATTCTTTCCCTATCTCTTACTCCATCCCCCTGCCAATTAGCAGTTAATGGCTCTTCATAATATTCCCAACCAGTTTTTTCTTTATAAGGAACTTTAAATTGTCTTCTACTTGAGGAACTATTACAAAAAACATAAAATATATTATTGTTATTTGCAGGATGGTTAACTCTATTATCTAAAAAATTTTGTAGTTTATTAACGGAGTGACTCAACCCTAATCCACAACTACCAAGATGTAAGATTTTATAATCTTTTGCTAATTCGCCAATATAACTATTTTGTACATCAGCACAATAACTATCACCAAAAAATGCTATACTATCTATTGGCATTGTACATCAACCTGTGTAATTCTGGAAGTGCTTCTTCCATGCTTTCATCTCTTTGTTTATCTAACAATTTTGTATACTTTTTAAATGTTACTAGTTCTTGTTCCCAATTTTCTTTTCGATTTTCTTTAAGGGCTTTTATGGTTGCATTAATACTTTGGACGTTTTCAGGTCTATTTGCTAGTACTTTACTTTGCTTTAACCATTGTTCTAATCTACCTGCGGCTACTTCTCTAACCTGCTCAGGACAATTTCTAAAGTCTAAACTAGTAGGGTAGTCGCATATTAGGAATGTTACAAATACTTCTCTACCATATTCTATTTCAAGTTCTTCTATAAATGTTAATAATTTTGTAATAGTTAATACATTATAAATTTGTATAACTGGACTAAACAATACAGTACCTATAACGTCACTTGCACAATACTTTCTTAAATTTTTCTCAACTTGTTTCCAATGACTTGCTCCTCTAATGTATTCGTTTTCATGTCCATAAGCATCTACACTTACACACATTAATACACTTTTAAACTGCTCTACCAAGTCCAGAAAACGTTTCTGAATGTTAGTCATGTTGCTGTTGAACACTAGCTCTATATCTTTAGCAATGCCCATTTCTACACACTTTTCCATTATCCAATATACACGTTCTATAATAGTTGGTTCGCCACCTGTAAAATAAAGTTTACTTACATTTGGGAGCCACTCCTCTACTTGCCTTAAAAACTCTGGATCGTCTTCCCAATTAGTTAAGTTGTCAACAAACTGACCCCAGGTAAAGTTGTCTTTAATAAACTGCCCTGCCCTGGGTTCAGCCTCTTCTATTTTTTTGTATTCCTTTTGAATTTGACTTGAATTTTGTGGTTGGCACATTCTACACTTCAGGTTACACATATTGCCAAGTCTAAAATCTAAGTACATCGGGGATTCTTCTACTCTATAGTCGTTGTTGATACTTCGTTCTATTATTTCATGGATCTCTTCTCCTCTTCCACTATACTCGAACCAATCCCTAATATAGTTAGTTCTATAACTAGGGAAACCCATATCTTCCAAATCATAACAATGTTCGCAACCTTTTACCACGTCGCCTTCTATCATTTGCTTACGGATTTTACGCATATGGTTGCTGTTCCAGACACTTTCTATTTTATGTCCTTTATTTAGGTCAACCATTGAACCATCGTCATTTTTAAAATTATCACGTGCAACACAGCACCAACTTACAGTACCTGTAGGTTGGGTCATTACATGTATCCAGGGATACGGACAAAATGTTTTACTGTATTCCATTCCAATCTTTCTCTATATGTTTAAATAAGTCTGGAAATACTTTATCAAATTGTTCTTTCCTAAACTTGTCTATTTGTTTTGTTTGTATTAAAAAATTTATGTACTCATCTTTAGAATATTGTTCTCCATTCATAAACTTTAATGTACTATTTACATGATCTAGATTATTATCTTGATATTTTAAAGTAACTTTTTCTTTAATTCTTTTAGGTAGTACTTTAGGTGATATATGATCTGGTGTGAAAACCATATTATAATGTATATCTATATTATCAAAATGCCTACTTATAAATTCTGTTAATTCAGCCATATGCATAATATTAAAAACACTTATAGTTTGAAAAATACCTATTGAGAATATATCTTTATTAAGTTTACTAAAATGTCCTAAATTAGTAATAACTTCTGTAAAGTTACCTGGGAACCTTATATATTCAAATCTTTCATTTATATCATCTATACTTACAAAAATTTCTACTTTTTTAAATTGCTCCCATAAACTAATTTTATCTTCTGGAAATATGCTACCGTTTGTATTATATGATAAACTAATATTTTTTGCAATGCCTAAATCTACACATCTTTCTAAAATTTCATAATGCCTTTCTATCATTAACGGCTCGCCACCGAAAAATTCTAATTTTTCTATATCTTTTAAATGTGTATCTATATCACTCCAAAAATTTTCATTTGTTTTAGGCCACATTCCTTGCTTATTAAATTTTTTAGCATTTTCATTTTGAGGATTTATTTTAAGTTCCTCTGCCGCCCATTGACTACTCGCAAAACTACTGCATATTCTACATTTACTATTACAAATATTACCTAATTTTAAGTCTAATGCTTTAGTATTTGGAACAAATTCTTCTCCCCAATAAAAATTTTCTCTTAATCTTTTACTTTGTATACCTGCCTGCTCTTCATGCCAACAATTTCTACATGCATCAAGTTTTTCATTATTTAAAAATTTTTGCTGTAACTCTTTAAGCCATTTACTATTTTTAACATCACTTAAAGTATCTCCATTTGCTAAATTAAACTCTGTGCCATCCTCCTTTTTAGCAGATTCCTGCATTATACAACACACAGCCATCGTTCCATCTGTTCGTGCTTCTAAATTTATAAATGGTAAAATACAACTCATATTCCTGCCAACTCTGGATACACATCGTCAAAGTTTTCATCTCTCAGTTTATCAAATTCTACATTAAATGATTTAAACTCGTTTAGTAAATGAGTGTGGTCATCATCTAAAAATTTTATTGCACTCTTATAACCTTCTGTCGCTCTGCCTATATTGTCTTGAGGTTCTAACCAACGTAGGTGCTTTTTCCATTTTTCTTTTATTTCTGCTTTTAAGCCTTGTGGTAGTACACTCATTCTAAATCTTTCATTATTAAGTAATACATTCATATACCAGTCACCTGGCTTTATGTAACCTTTATCTACCCAACTTCTATGAAAGTCTGTTATATGCCAGGCATTATAGGCACTAACTGTAGCACTTATATAAAAGTCTACTTCAGGAGAGCGTTCTCGCAGTTCTATAATGTTATTTTCAACGTCACCCCACACAGTTCCTTTACGTTGATATTCTCCACGTACGCCTTCTGCATCTAAACTTGCACCAACACTTATATTATCAAAGTTTTTCCATAAGTCTAATACACTTTGCCCTTTATATTCTAATGTTGTAAAATTTGTATTATAAAAAATCCGTATATCTGTTTTGCCCATTTCAACAAGCCTGTTCATTATGCCCCAATGCTCGTCCATTAAAATAGGTTCACCACCTGCCCAATAAATTTGCTCTATGTGTTCCAACATAGGATCAAATTCTTCCATAAAGTTATCTACGTCTTTACGGATTTGTATTATTCTTTCTGTTGGACTTACATTAAATGTACTTGCTTTAGCATCAGCATACCAGTTACTACTAAGTTCAGGCCCGCAATATCTACAACGTAAGTTGCAAACATTACTAAAACGAAAATCTAAATATACTATGTGTAAATCATCTAAACTGCCGTCAGGATTTGTATTTGATACTTTGCCCCAATGAGGTTGTAACCAATCTTTGTTACTTCTTACTCTTAGGCTATCGTGTCCTTTTTCTTCCTTTTCATAACAACGTACACATTCTTTACATTTTTTACCGTTCAACATATTAAGACGAATTTCTTTCATTCGCTCACTGTTCCATACTTCTTGTAAACTATTTTCTCGTAGATCACCTATATTATGTTCCCATGGCGAGTCACAGCATAACATTGTTTTGCCGTTAGGCCAAGGGTGCATATGAATCCATGGCAGGATACACATTACATCATTATCGTGATCTTCAATATTTGTGCTGAATTCCATGTCTATCCAATATTTCAATTAGTTCAGGAAAAACTTCCCTCCAACCATCTTCATGATTGCGTATTTTATCTAGCTCGTCATTGTACCGACAAAAGTGTTCCCACTTAACTTCATCCCAATCATCGTCATTATACATGCTCAACAATGTTCCAAGCTCATGTCTGTTACCCATCGTTTTTCTAAACTTGGCATGGGCCTCGTGTCTCACGACAGGAGGTAGTATTCCAGGCGATAGGTAATCAGGGTCATATACAAAGTTCATATCTACAGGCACAGGTGCCCAGTCTAAAAACTCGTCTAAATAGATATAACTATATGCACTTACTGTTTGTGTTATCCTCACAGTAAGTTCAGGTACTTGTATAATTTTTTGTAAATTATTCTCTACATCTGACCATTCTGTAGGGAACCTTATGTACTTGTTTCTGTGATCAAGATCGTCTATACTAGGACAAACTCTTGCCTCTTTAAATTCTTTCCAAAGTGGAATCGCTTTATCAGGTACTTGCGTCATATTAATATTATACCATAGTATAATATTTTTACTACGTCCACTTTCAACAAGCATTTCTAAAAACTTCCAATGTGCTTTTATAAGTGTGGGCTCTCCGCCATTAATATAAAGTACTTCCATATTAGGTGCACATTTAAATAAATCTTCATAAAATTTTTCATCTTCTGGCCATTGAAAATCGTGTTTGTGATCTAACCAACTGTATCCGTCATTTACGAAGTCCAGGGAATCCACAATTTTTTTATAGTCTGCCACCCAACGCGAACTACTTGCTGGATTACATGTACGACAGCGGACATTACATACATTACCGAGACGCAACTCAACAAAACGAAGGTCCATAGGTATGCTACCATCCTCACTCGTAATTCTGGATGCGTAATCGGGGTCAAAGTCCTTATATATCTTGGACTCGTAGATACGTTTGCTCTCAATTCCCTTTCTTTCTTCCTGGTAGCATCTTTTACATGCTTTAGGCTCAATATCATTTAACATCTCCTTTCTTATCTCTTTAAAATAATCACTATTCATATGTGTTTCTATATCGTGATCATTTAAATTAAAGAACTCATCTCGTTCTTCACCGTAATTTCTTGCTCTATTTTTACCTGCTGTCATATCTGATATACAACAAGGTGTAACACCACCATGTGGATGGGTGCCTAAATGATTCCATGGCAACGGACAAAATTTATCGTCTTTTATGCTCATATAATTGTTCCTGCTTGGAGGTTTCCAAAGTTTGGAATGTTTTCAATATTATACTTAAAAGTATCATAGTTAAAAACTCTATGTTTTACAAGTATCGTAAACAATTCAGGGAAACTTTCTCTAAAATTTTCCTTTCTATATAAATCACCAGCGACAACTTCTTTACAAAACATAAACCATCGTTTTTCTATTTCTGCTTCAACTGTATCTTCTCCACTTGTACCGTAAGGCAAAGTTGTAAGAGTTCGTGGAGTCATAACATGATGAAAAATACCATTTATTTCCTGTTGGTATTCTGGCCTAAAATTACTAGTATCTTGTAAACTTTCAACTATTTCAGGCTTACATTCTTCTGGGAACACATTACAATTAAACCAAGTTGGAAAATTAGCCATATTATGAAATATAATAAATTGAGGCCAACGTTCTTCAAATATTTTATGTAATTCACCTAGATACATAACATTTAATGCTGTTATAGTTACAGTTATGCCTATACTAATTCCTCTTTCTATTAATAAATCGTGGAACCAATCTAAATTATCTGCAACCTCCTTCCAGTCTGCGCCGTGTCTTAAATAATTAAATCTTTTAGGTACTGCGGCATCAATACTAACATTAAATCCTACACTTTTAAAATTAGATAACATTTTTTCTATAAATGGTCTATTTACTGTAGTGCCATTTGTACTAAAGGATATTTCTAAATCTTTTGCAATATCATCAGCCATAAGTTTATCTGCAAATGTCCTGAACTCTTTCATATATAACGGGTCACCACCCATTACTTCTAAAAATCTTATGTTAGGTAGCCAATCGTCCATATGGGTCCAAAACTTAGATGCTGAATCATTCATGCCTATTTTTACAGTTTCTTCTATGTAAGGAAGTTTTCTGTCTTTTGCTTCCTTAACCCATTTACTACTGTAGTTTGGATTACAACTTCTGCATTTTAAATTACAAGTATTACTAAGTATAAGTTGAAAGTCTTCAGGTAGATCCGGCTCTTCGTCATAATTTATATCGCCATATCTTTGTTCTGCAATTTCGTTATATAGTTGCCTTTTAGATTTTTTGCCGTTGCGTTCATCTTGCCAACAAGGCTCACAGTTTTTAGGCATTTCACCATCTCTAATTGCTTGTCTTATTTCTTTGTAATATTTGCTGTGAAATATATCTTTTACAGACGTTTGACCCAAAGTATATTCTCTGCCATTTTCATCAGGCACTCTATCTCTGGCAATACAACATGTCCTAACATGCCCTAACGGCTCGTTACTAATGTGTTTCCAGAGTAGTGAACAATATTTTGGGTCTGACATATTACTACCTAGTATTACCGTAATGTATTACTGTAACACCGTCAATGTCTGGAGTTTTTCTCCATGGATCAACAATAATACTATTCTTAGCAAAATTTAATTCTGTTCCATTACCTGTTGCTACTGTTAAAGCAGTATCACAATCTGTCACACTATGCTCGCCATTGTACCAACCTGGTACAGTATCCAACTGATCACCATATGTAATGCCTGGATTATGTGCAAGTAAATATACTGCAGGATTGTCGAGTACATCTTGTGGCGGTATATCACCGGTTTTTTCGTCGTAGTAATGCAGTTCGAACCCTGCTTTTTCAATGTAATGTCCTACAAGCATACTACTAGAACCTGTTTCATATTCTACTAATGGCTTGTATGCTTTGCCTACAATAATAACAGGCATACTTGGTATAGTTGTCTGTGTTGTAGGATGCCAATCACCTGCAAAATCCATTAAAGATTTAGCCATATTTTCTGCTTGTTTTTCTCTACTTAACATTACAGCATCAAATAAGTCATATCCTAAATCAAGTTTTTCTGCCATGTAACGTAGAGCAATATTATCACGTGGATGACATGCACCACCATCGCCCATACCTGGCTTCATATATCCTGGACCCATAATACGTCTATCGGATGTTGCTAAGGCATCACAAACTAATTCTGCGTTTATATTACCTGATTTTTCTGCAACATCTTGTATCATGTTTACCAAACTTACTTTTGCTGATATAAATGTATTGTAAAATACCTTAATACATTCTGTTTCGTCCCAAGTACCTATAATGTATCTTGGTTCGTTTTGCATTATTGTTTTATAAAAGTCTACAAGTTCCAATGCGTCACCTGTTTCACTTCCATCTTCTGTTCCAATCATTACCATTTCTGGATTAACCATATCCCACTTTACTGTACCCATAGCAATTAAGTATGGATTGTAAACGAATCTGGCATTTGGAATTAAATCAATAAACTCTCTCCTGGTAGTTCCAGGGAGAACTGTTGATATAAGGACTACTAATTGGTCTTTTGTTGCAACCGCATTTACTTCTGAAAGAACTTGCTTAACTAAACCGTAGTCAAAGTCCTTGTTTGGTAAATGGCTGGTTGGTGCTTTTCCATCATACTGTGGGTCATGCGGTGTAGGTACAGCAATAAAAACAATATCTTGTCCTTTTACTGCTCCTTCCAACGTGTCACTCATTGTAAAGTTTTCAGGCTCTACAGGATTAACATCATAACCAACAACATCATGTACTTCAGCGACCATCTCGGCACAGGCTTGTCCTAACTTACCTACACCGATAAATCCGACTGAGGCCATCTCTATCTCCTGTGTTGTTTGTGTAGTTTTTACTACCTGTATATTTATCGGAATAGATTTTGCGTTTTTATTTTGTTTGGTATGCTTCTGATAGTAATTTACTATACATATTTTTTTCTTCCCTAATATACCTTTCAAAGTTTTCTTTTACAAAAGGAGGACAATTATAGAATGCATCAGCAAAAGCCTTAAATATAGAGTCACTGTCATATAAATCTTTATTATTTTTATATGCGGATTTTAATTTTGGCATATAATAAAATATATCGTTTTTTTCATTTTTATTTAAAATAGGTAGATTTTCTTCTGAAAGCCATTTAGATAAATTAGATAAGTCTATAATTTTGTAATTGTAGCCTGTGTCTTGTGCATATTCTTTTATTGAATCTGCATGTGATAACCAATTACCACAAAATAATTCTGCTTGGTAATTAAATAGTATTCCATTTTGCCAATATAAAGGCATTGCACTTTGTAAATATACAGGTAATGTTCTATCCCAAAATTTTATATCTGTGTAGGCATTAAATACATCTGATATAGTGCTTGTATCAGCATTTGAATCGACTAGTTGTTCTATTAATAACAAACAGTTTTGTTTAAAAACAACTTCATATAAGCCACTTAAAAATCTCTCTTCAGGTTCTCTAATACAAATAATTAATTCTTTTTTACTTTTATGTAAAAGTTTTTTACATAAATTTATTTGCTTTCTATATGGACATCCTTTAGTAGTAAAAATTCTATATTCCTCGCTATCTTGTGAACCTAAAAAAGTCGAAGTTCCACATTTACTGGCCGCAAAAATAATTTGTTTATCTGTTTCTATTACTCTCATTATTTTTTACATAAATTATTATATTCTTGTATTTCATGACTTAAATATTCTTCTAACACATAGTACAAGTTTAAGTTTTTTATGATTTCACTTAGGTGATTTTTAAATTTTTTGTCTGTAGTATTTTGGAACTCCACAGGAGTAAATCCTATATCTTTGGTAAAGTTGTTTATGTCTTTACTTTTTATAATTACTTTATTTGAGAAATGACTTATTTCTTTTAACCAGTTTCTGGTATGATAGTTGTCATTAATAGCATATGATTTTAAGTACTTATAATTGTATTTAGACAAATTTATTGCATCATATTCAGTTAGGTATATAAATCTGTTTAAAAGGTCTTCACATTTTAATGGTTGCTGTAATACTAACTCATTAAGTTTAATACCGTTCTCATTACCATATAGTGGCTCTAATAAATCAAGTAGTACTTCTTTTACACCACTAACATAACGTTGCCAAGGATCTCTAATAACAAAGTGTGGTACAGCACCTTTTTGTATCAATCTTTTTAATGCATTAAATTGGTCTATATAATCATGATCATCTTTATCTACAAGATTAAACTGTTCTAAAATAACTCTTCCTGAGCCCTCTCCTACGCCCACATAATCTAGGTTTGTGTATAAACTTGCATCTGCAAATGGTGGAGGATTAAATCCTAAAACACTTTTAAGTATAGATGTAGTGCCTGTCTTACCCACACTATACACTAACATACTACAGTCTTTTTTTACTAATAACATTATCTCTGATTGTCCTTGTAGTCTGTTCTCATCCACCAATCATATAGCTCATTGTCTAATTTATAGACATCTTCTATAGTAGTTGCTTCTTCTGGTCTCATTTCAGCAATACGCCTTTGCCATTTTCTGCCTTTAAAGAAATTATCCTCATGCTCGTCAGGCCATTGTTCCTCAAATGTAGGGACTGTGAGCATATTTTCTAATTCGTTTATTAATGTTTGTTGCTTATGTGTTGCACGTGGACGGATATAATCTAAGTTCTCATGTATTATTCTGTCTAATATATGTCTAGGCCATGCCATGGGACTAAAAACAATATCACTATGGAAGGCAAACATTCTTTTTGTTTCAATTTTTACATCTAATTCTATTGCGTAGTCAAAAAAGTTTTTTAAGTCTAACATACCAGGACCAGTTAGTGTTAAGTCCATTAGCATTTTATCATGTCCGCCTGGTAATGCTACACCTTCTCTAAAGTTTTTATCCCACTCGTCCCATTTAAGACCTGTGCGAATAAATTCCCCTATCCAACCTGTGCCATCTATACTTGCACACATTGTCCAGTCTTTTGCTTGTGGCAACCAGTCATATAAGTAATGCTTACCTAATCTCACACGACTTAAATTACTATTGTAACGTAAGTGTACAAGTTTTAGTGTATCATCTTGTGCTAATCTATCCATTGCTCGCCAATGTATATCATACATTAATGGTTCACCACCTACCCAGTATAATTCTTCTACTGTACCCGAACAAATATATTCCCAAAACTCTTCTTCTACTACTTCTTTTTGAAACTTGTCAATTATCTTTTTATTCTCTGGAACCATGAACGGCTGGTTCTCAGGCGACCATTGATCATGCTTTCGCTTCTCAGCCTCCCATGCTGAGCTGAGCGGCTCGCCACACATACGGCATTTAAAATTGCATAAATTACTAACCCTATAATCAAAAGAGATAGGTTCCATTGTAGTGTATCCATTTTCGTCTGTCTCCTCAAAACATTTATCTATTTTATCTTCAAACAAATAACCTGTAAACCATTGTCTATATGTACTTTGGCTTAACACACTATCATTACAAACATTACATTGTGGTATTTCCTCACCTGCCATTAGTTTCTTTCTAATGTCCATCATGTAAGGTGAGTTCCAATGTTCTTTTAGTGTAACTGGTTTGTAGTCTGCTATAGTTCCTACTGGTCTAAATAATCCTGTGCTTTCATCATTACTAGCATCTATATATTGTTTCTGCATCATATGGTCTTCACGTGATGCACAGCACATACGCCTCTCTGACTGCGGAGAAATATATGTGTGGGTCCAGGGTGCAGTACAAAACACTTTGTTTTCTGAATCTGGGTGCATAGCACCGTGTTCCCATTTAGGTTTAATTTTACTCATACTATTTCAGGATTAAATAAAAAGTCGTCATGCATATCTTCTTGCTCTATGTCTTCTTCTGTGACGTCACAATAATTGCAAGGCTCCCCTTTAAGTGTTCCTGTGTGCCCCACCTGTTTACATTTATGAGTCCAAAATTTATCCGCCATTTGCTATCTCAAGTTGATTTAAGTTTATAAACATATCATAAAATCTCTTAGGAGTTAAAACAGCATCACCAAGATCACCAGCATCATCACCTAAAAACTTTTCTATATAATTTATATTTTTTAATTCTACTGCACAATCAGGATATATATCTGAGCTTCTGCCTTCATATCCAACTCTATCGGAATATTCTTTTAAAACTTCTATCTTATCTAAGTTTAAGTCTTCAATAGAACTAGGCATTTTGTATGCCGCATGGTATACTGACACATGTTCTTTTGTACGCCAAAGTTTAGGTTTTACTGTTTCTAAAATGCCGCCAAAAGGAATTATTATATGTTTAAATCTTTCCTCACAAAATTTCCATAGATCAAAATTATTTCTAGACTCAAAATGTATTTTTACATCAGTACAGTTTGTATTTTCTAGTACCCAACTTCCTGCTTCTGAGTCTGTAATACTCCATATTACAGGTATCCCAATCTCTTCTGTTAGTTTATTAAATTTATGCACATTTAATTCATCTATCTCACTTCTCTTTGCCACATCTATATAAGGTAGGTTACCCCACTTACTATTAATACTAACATATTTTTTATTTTTTGGTATAGTATATTCAGGAGTTGTTTTAGAAATTACAATAGCATCACTATGACATTGTGCCGCCGCAATAATACGTTTTTCTAATACAGTCCAGTCATTTTCATGACCTATGCTGATATTAGCATACAACTCAGCCATCGTCTGCTCCTCCTAGACCATCCGTGTCTGTATCCCAACCTATACTACTTCCGCCTTTAGGTTTGTAATCAGGTTCAAATTCAAATAATTCACTATCGTAATCCTCATCGCTTTCGCCTGTTTTACGACCTCGCATTTTCATTTCTACAACTTTTACTTCGCCATCTTCTGTTACAATACGTTTAGCAT